ATCAACATAATTACCACCACCTCCAACAACGGAAGAGTTAAATCCTTGTGCAATATTACCAGAACCTCCAACAATCCCACCATTTAGGGCGTAGTTCGTATTAGAGTCTCCACCACCAATGAAACTCATAGTCGCACCACCGAGATTGCAACAACCACCAAAAACAAATGCCCCACAACCACCATTTGCAGTGTTTAGATATCCTCCACCAATTGCACTATAATATGAACCTGTTGTATTGTTTACCCCACCACCAAGAAAATTACCCCATCCATTACTATCAACATAATTCCCGAAACCACCGGCTATAACCGAATATACGCCTTCTGATGTATTAAAATAACCACCACCAATTGATGACCATCCCCCATTAATTGTATTTTTATTTCCTCCACCTATTGTGGTAATGTAGCCGCTCGCGGTATTAAGCACACCCCCAAGAACTGAACCGTATGAACTGTCAACAGTATTTCCACTACCACCCCCAATATTAGAAAAAACATTTAACGATGTATTTAGTATTCCACCAACAACCGATGAACAACTTCCAGATACCATATTGTATTCTCCTCCACCTATGACAGAGGACTGTCCCATTGTAGTATTTTTATATCCACCACTAGTTGTTGAATATAAATCACTTGAAGTGTTACATAAACCACCACTTACTGTCGAATAATTACCGGCAGCCTCATTATCATTAGCACATCTTTCAACAGAACCAATACCCGAGCTCACTACCATTATAGATGTCCCTCCTGTTAATGCAGCAATAACTTGCTGAAAGCACGCTTTGTATGAGGATCCAGCGGGATTACCCTGAGAAGTGTCATATGGATCTACTATATGAAATAAATCCGTTAAATTAACTCCCGTTGCTGATATCTGATCCGTTAAAAATGCCATCTCAATTTTTTATATAAATACTTAATATCCGTTTATTGGAATTGGTAAATTTCATAATTCATAAAGAAGAAATCGTCCCCGTCTTGGAATTGCTTTTCTATTGGTGGTATTTCAACACAATTAAGAACAATAAACTTCTCACAAGTGGGATTTATTATCTTAACCCCAATTGCAGGTGCTGTGTCAAATTCAACAGGAAGTGTAATTATTGCTTGCGGCGGGATTAACGTATTAACTGTTGCAACTAAGATACAATCATTACCATATACATTACAAATGTAAATTTCATAGGGTAGTGTAAGTCCAGTAACATTATTTATTTGTAATTGTGTCATACTTTATTGAAAAATATACTCATCCCCATCTTGGAATATGAATTCAAAATCGTCTTGAAATACTTTTTGGTATGTCCCACATTCAATACAAGAAATATCATAATCAATAATGAGGTTAATTATTATTCTAGTATCGTCTAACCCCGTAGATACTGTTTGTTGACAACCTGTACCTCCTGTAATACACCCACTTTTTATAATTATTTTATTTGTTTCAATGTTAATTTCAACCGATGTAATTCCAGAAAACCCATATAAACCATTTTTAATCACATTTACCCATTGTTCATCTGTTGGGTAATCATTTAAACCCGTCGACGTGTAAAAGACTGTTTGAGCGCTAACACCATTTACATTCAAATCTAATGTAAATGTTGCGGAATTTAAAATACAACCTGTATCACCAGATGTTAAATCAAAAAATCCTTCATTTAACATTTGTAAAATCCCTCTTCTACCTAATAATCCTGTATTCTGAAAAATGTCGGAGCAAACTTTATATAATGAACTACTACTATATAATGTAGTTCCTAATAAATTTGTTGTTTTTGTATAAGAACAACCATTATTATCAATTACTTCTAAAGTATAAGTCCCAGCAGTTAAACCTGTTAATGTAGTACCCGTTTGCCCATTAACATTTGTACTCCAATTAAATGTAAATGGTGGTTCACCACTTGTTAGTAAAACGTCTATTTCACCATCATTACCAGTTGACGGTTGAGTTATAAAGAAATCAAAATAAACACCCAAGGAATTGTTGATTAAAGCGATATCTTGTTGTTGACATCCATCCGCATCAGTTACAAATATATTATATAAACCCGGTGATAAGTTATTGAATGTTGAGATTGGACCTGGAGGATAACCTGATATCTGATATGTATATGGTAAAGTACCTCCTGAAGAAGCAATAATTTGTATTTGTCCATTATTAAATCCACACGTAGTTCCTGATGTATTAGCACTTATTGTAAATAAGTCCGTATTACCAACAATCGTAGTTGCACTAAACGTACAAATCGCATTTGTCACCTCAATAGTATATGTACCACTAGAAATAGGATAAAACGAGTAATTAAATCCCGCAGTATTTGTTGAGACTGTATTTCCTAAAGTATCTTTTAGGGTATATGTAAAAGTTCCACCTGGTGAACCAGCATCTAAAACTATACTTATCGAACCATCATTATTATTACAAAAAGAATTATTTGTTGTGATTGACACAATTGAGAATCCATTAGGTGTCATTATTTCTGTGGAATCTGAATAGGTACACAATCCTGCGTCTGTCACATTTACAGTGAAAACACCAGAGGACAACCCCGAAAAGGTAAAAGTATTCGAAAATGTTACACCAAAGTCACCATTAGATCCCTGAAAATAATATGGAGGTGTTCCTCCAACCACTAAAACTTCAACAGTACCATCATCCGTGAAACAACTCGGTGCTGTTGTTATGAATGATGCAATCGACACAGGATTCACTTGCTGCACTAAAAATGTCTGTGAGTTTATACACCCATTAGAGTCAGTAACATTTACAGAATAAACGCCAGCAGTTAATCCTGTTGCAGTCGATCCTGTTTGTCCATCACTCCAATCATAAGTATATGGTGGATTACCAGTTTGTCCAGTAATTACAACCTTACCACTTCCAATAGGTGGTGTACAACTTGCATCATTAACAACATAACCCCCATATGTAAATGTCGTGGATGATGCAACAATACAAGATTCACTTTTTCCTGTACACCCACCACCATCATCTGCAACAACATAATATGTACCTGCAGAAATAGAATTAAAAACAACAGAGTTACCAGCATTTAATGTTTGATCGATTAATGTATGTGTTATATCATATAAATAAAAATCACCACCATCACCATAAAAACTTTGAGTATAAGCGGTTAGTGATCCGTTTGATGATCCGCAAGTAGTGTCTTGACTATCTAAAGAAACACAAGTTCCTGATGATATATAAATTGGGTAAACTTGTGAAACAAATGTTGCGTCGGTTATCGTGATTGAATAGGTTCCTGCGGGGATGTTTTCAAGGGAATAGTATGTCGTTGCCCCTGACGTTGGGAAAGTTCCGGTTGTTGGGGCAGTTTCGAACACAGACCAAGGTGATGATGTACCTGTTATGTCAAAATATATCGCGCCAACACCTGTATTTGAGCAGTCCCCTGTGACTGAATAGTTATATAAAGTAATACTCATTAATTACATAAAATATTAAAGTTTATTCCAACACTTAATACAAAAGTCTGCACAATATCTAAAGGTATACAAGTATTATTGTAAACTGTAAAGTTATTTAAACTATCATCAAAATAATAACTCAAACCAAAATCCTCTAAATTAACAAAACTTGACTGTAGCGCATTAAACCACTGTTGTTCGGTTGGTATAGAGAGGATATTTCCATATCCAACTCCATTAAAGAATGGATAAGTTATTATAGTAACTCCATTGAATTCCACATTAACAAACCAACTACTTTGTAGAGTATTTAAGTCACAATCACCGAAAGTTAAACCAATTGAGGTTAAATAATCACTTAGTAGGGTACCTAAAATACCCCCAAATGAATTGACAAGTGGATTTGTATTCCACGGATAACTTGAACAATACACTTTTTGTATCGGGCAATCATACGCAAATAACTGCCCATTAAGTACACAAGGGTTACAAGGTACGAGTACAATTTGACATCCCATTTGTCTTCTCCATACAAATTTTTGTCTATGAAATATTGAATTTTCGTACTTTGTACCAGCATTCCAAATTGTCGTTGCTGGAACCATTTGCTCTATAAGTCTTATCCAATAGTCACCAATTCCGTTTACATAATCTATCATTGTCTGATAAACAAAGTTATCATTTTCAATTCCTGCTAATTCTCTAGATTCCAAATATTTCCAATATATTGACTGTAGAGTTGGGTATCCTCCAGTTTTACCATCAGTAATAAATTGTCTGTTTCTTACATTGATTGTGTTATGCCAAAAAGTTTGTGCAAACTCAAAAAATGTCTTTTCTCTTGGTTTTGGTTTTATTTCTGTCCAATCAATACCCCCTCTTTGTGGATAAGGTGACACAACATTACAGGAATTTGGTGGTATGTAATTTAAACCCTCCTCTGGTATTGGATAATTGTATTTTCTTGACATTACCCACACATCATATAATAAACCTTGTGATGGGTTTAAAAATATATCAACATTTTTTACATTCAATACCAATCTATCATCACCAACCGTATAGTAAGCATTAAAATTACCATCAAAATTTCTTCTCAAAAATCCTAAGTTTGTAAACCAACTTTTTTTATTATCTACTATCTTTTTTAATTTAAATCCTTGTTCCATATATGGAAATTGTTTATATCTTTGTAGATATTCATCACCATAATTGAACGGAAGTAAATTTGTTTGTATGTTTGGGTTAGACCCAGTAAAAACAGATGTTGTCAAATCAACTTGTGCTGGCATTCTATGTTGTGGGGTTGATTCAATCCAACCACCACCTATTTGGAAAAAGTAATTTTCTCTCTCAACAGGCATACTCGGATAACCAAAACTATCAATTGGGTAATCATTACGAACTACGGTAATATCCCTTGTTATCGTGTTTGTTGTAAAACCCGTATATTGAACCCCCATAATTGAAAATATGTCTGTGGTGTCCAATACAGGTAATTCTTGCACATATGTCCCCCCAGACAAAAGTTTGTAGTTTTCGTTAAATTGAGAAAGATTTATTTTTTGATCTGCAATATAAACATATTCATTAAATTCAGTTATTGCTTCAGGCGCACCAATTAATCTCATCAACATTTCTATTGATTTTCTTGTACCTTTTGACTTAAACAAATAAGCAGAATTTAAAATTAAATTTCTATAATATTGATAGTTAATCTCCTCTGGTGTCTTACCTTCGGGTAAACCAGTGAAAGTATTTGTCCCTGTTGTGAACACAGAACTTAATAAATCTTCGTTTGAAATTGGTGATATATTATCTTTCCAACCTAATGTTTGTGATAAGTTTTTTAATAGCTGAGATGGAATATCATTTTTAACAGTGTAATGTACTGAATTCATATAAGCAAGAGCACCTATGAATTTTTTCGTCTCATCGAAACTTCTACCATATATTTGTAGGACTTTTTCTATTTTTTTATCCTCAGTATCAAACTCTTTTATTGCACCAGTTGTCAAAAATCTTGATATGAGGTTAGTTCTGTATAAATCTAAATTTTCCGCAATTACACTTAACTTATTCAAATATTCATCAAATTCTCTACCTGAAATATTAAGATTCCAAACTCCGTTTATTGGGAATCTAGCAGTCTCTTTTATTATGGTATAAGTCCCATCATCATTTTCTTGCGGTTTATTAAAGTACGCAGTGTATTTGGGGACAACTTGTCTGTTCAATAAAAAATTTTCAACCTGATCGAACTCCTCATTGAATACTTTGTTTACGTAGAAGTCATTCGGTCTAATAAGTATTGTATTTGTTATTTCACTAACACCACTAAAAGGGTTACCCTCGATATATATTTTTAAAGTAGTATCTTGAGGAGTTGTAGGTATCAAAGTATTAATTGGGTATTCTTTACCATTAGTGAATAATGAGTATTTGTTAAACTCAACTCCTAAATTTCTCAAATTAGAAACTTTTATTTCCCTTAATTGTAAGTTTCTTGTTGATTCTTGTGTAAAATCAATATCAAATGGGTTTCTTAAAAATTCGAGAGGTATCTCCAAATAAGTCTCATTTTCTATAACATCATATGAATTTGTTGATACTGTATATCCCGTCACAAAACTAGGTGACGTACTTGTGATTTCTAATCCAGCGGGAAAATAATTAATGATTTTTGTAATTGATACAGAAAATCTTTTTGCCAATGAACCAAAAATTGTAAAATTTGTTATTTCACTTAAATCATAATTTGGGTATACTTGAAAGTTTTTATTTACTAAAAGTTTCGACTGCTCAATATCTGCAATGTTCATTGAGTCTAATGAAATCGGATCAGAAAAAGAACCAATAGTAAATGTCCTATTTACTTTTTCGGTTACATTTGTAGTAAATTCAAAGTTAGCCTGTGTAAAACCACCTCCATCAACTAATTGAAGTCCAACTAAATTATCCGAAAAACTCCCTTCCCCGCTAGCCTGTGGTGGACAAGTATACTTTATAACCGCCATTATCCTGTTATATTTGTAAAGTTTTTAGTAAAATCAATATTATCACCTCTATCTTGTCTTACTTCATATAATAGTTCATTGAACTGATCTCTAATTTCATAAAGATTGTATTGTTTGTAAATATTATTTCCACTATCGTAGATTGTATATACTCCATCATCAATTGATTTAGTTTGATTACCATATAGTGCTATTGCAAGTGTTGAAATATCGTGTTCAACTATTTCAATCTCAGTTGTTACTGGATTAAAAAAAGTATTACTAACTATAATATTCTGATTAGGTTGTCCTATAAACGGTGTTGCATTTGGTTTATTAGTGGGTGACGATGATGGCGACAGAGTACAAAAAACTAAATTTGTTGTACCTTCTGTGTATCTGTACCTTATTGATTTTTGTGATGTGTTTGTTAAATTTTGAACCACTGGTTCACAATAAAATGAAGATGTTATCATTCTAAAGAAATTAGGTATCTTTGTACCATCTGAGTTCAAATACTCCACTCTGAAACCAACTAAACCTTGATTAACAAACTTATTTCTAAACTGTGTTGGTACATTATTAACATCAATAACAATACCTTTTACATTTGGTAGTGCTGAAAGAATTCCACAATCTGTTATTCTTGTCCTAATTTCTGCAGGACGAATATATAATGTATATATTCCCAAACGATTAAATACGTCAGCGGGAAGTTTCAAATTGTACAACCCACCCATTATTTCCACATTTGCATTACCCCCTGTTTGGTTATTATTGAAATAAGGTCTTAATATTGTTCTTGCATCGAGTTTGGTTAACACAAAATTTTCAGTGTCATCTCTACTTGGTGTGTAATTCAATATGATATCAACATCATCTGGACTTACATCTGCGGGTCTGATTGTTCCGTAACTACCTGTTGCCACTTTAAAATTATTTTATAATTGTTTATCGTTTAAAATATAAATACTTAAAATCATTATTTTTCCACATTAAAAAACCCATATCCATATTTCACCAAATCACCTAAATTATCCACCTCACCAAGTCTTTCAACATATTCCAAAGCTGACATTTTTCCTCTTTCAACAAATAAATTTGTAAGTACTTGAGGTTGATCGATTACATTTATTAACGCTTCATTTTTTGTTATTGCGGATAAAACTAAATCATCTTCAGTAAACCCTGATGATTGTATCACATACAGAGTCGTACCATCGGGGTAGTCATAATAGTCCACACCATCAATTGTATACGCAATGTATGTGTTGTTTGCATCTGGACCCCAATATGTCCCTACACTATTTGTTGTTCCTGTAACCTGTATTCCTAATTTAAATTTTCCATCTATTAAAGTATATTTAGGACCCCATTGAGCTAAATCATTTACAGATGATTGAGTGTATCCCGTTATAATAAAAGGGACGGTTGTATTATTAAAACTATAATAATCATCAATATTTGTATTAGAATCCCCTGAAAAAATATAATCATAATTAAAGGATGTTGCCGACCAACTACCTCCTGCAGGTGTAAATGTCGCGAACCCAAATGGGTTTGAGTTAGGTACAAATACAAATGGAACTGTTATTTGTTTTTTTACTTTTGATATACCCCAAGGTGATGACGCTGTCAATGTTATCGTATATTGATTATTTCCTAATGGGTAAGTATGTGAAACTGGCGCAACACCAGTTATAGTCTGAATTGTGGAACCATCACCCCAATCAAGAGTAAATGTTGTCACTTCCAAATATTTTTTTAATTCCACATCGGATGTATTGTAGAAATAATAGGTATATGGACTTCCTGTTGTTGCAGAAAAAACAAAGTTTGTTATTACATCTTTTTGTATTATTGCCCCATCAAAAACAGAGTAATACCCATAATCAACAGCAGTTTGTGTTAAAAGAATAGGTATAGTTAACCCTGTCATTATTGATGTACCACCTGAAGCACCAGTCAAAACCGCAGTCATACCCGTATAAACACCTGTTATTCCACTAATAACGTCCTCAGTTGTTGCCGTTATAGGGCAACAGGGATCTACATCATATGTGTAATTAATTCCACTAATATAATCTACGGTAATCAAATCCGATTTTATATTTTCTGGTGATATTTTGAAATAATACTTTTGTTCAATCATTTTATACCGGATTTACATATTGATACCACACTACAGGAAAGTTTTCTCTACCCACCCTCTGTATGTTATTATTAGGTCTAAAAACACGATATGTTTTGTCATTATAATCTAAATCAACAACATAATAGAAATAATCTGAACCATCGAAATTATATGGATTTGGGATAGAGTTTTGATTAACATTTGTCATAGTAATGAAATTACCATTTCTCCCATCAAAAAACTTAGCCGACATATAAAAAGTAGAAATATCTAAAAAATCTTGTTTTCTTAACCAATAAATAAAAAAACCTTCTTTATCACCCAAAAAATCCAATCTCATTTTAGGTCTTTTAATATTAACATTTGGTAATGATTGTGAAATTGATACATTTTGAGTTAACCCTTGTTGTACTGGTAATATTATTGTAAAATATATTCTTTGTGTTGTTGGATTTGGGGTGTCATAGAAATCTAACTTGAAGAATGAATTCGTAAATGGTTTACTATAATAGTAAACTTCAGAAGGAGTAAACCCAAGTGCTAAATAACTCATACTATAATTGTTTACAGTAGAAGCGCTTATATTTTGGGGTAAACCACTATAAAACTTAAATTCATAATTCATTGATGTTTTTATCGGTCCTAATAAATTATAGATTGCATGTGAAAATCTAACCACTTCAAAATCCGCAGCCTTTCCAATAACTTCTTCGAATACTGTTTTTTCATATTCTTCAACAGAGTCCGTTTTTCCCCCAAAATCCCACTTCAATTCGATAGGAATATCGATTTGTTTATCGTTAGGTGGTAATACTATTTTATATTTATTCACACTCATCTATTGTTGGTAAATTAATGTCATTTATAAATTTGTTAGGTCTTTGAGTTCCTTCTGGTATAAGTCTAAATATTGTGTTAACATATGGATATTGTTTTCCATTAATAAATGGATAATCCACACCTAAACCACTACCATCTATAAATCCGATTGGGTATAAATCTCTCCACCTAAAACTATTTGATAGATTTGAATAAAACGCATAATCAGGTAAATTAACTATTTGTGAGGAATCCGCTTCTTCAATATAGTCTGAAAAAACTCTTAACGTAATTGGGTTATGTGGTTTATAATAATAACCAAGTGGATTATTAATATTAGTGTTACCTGTTAAACTAAAAAATGTAGGATTATAGGTAATCTTATGATAAAGTGTTGATATTACTCTTTCTTTTTGCTCGTAATTGTTAAATTCACAAAAATCACCGTCTATTATATCCCCAACATTTAAATCCTCATTGTATATAAAATTTCCCGCAGATGGTACAAATAAACTAGTGTATGAATTTGTAGATATATTTGTATTTGACAAAACGTTATTTATGTTCCACCAAGGAGATGGTTGATTGTTTACTAAAGGTAAATTGAAATCGTACCCTTGTCTTAAGGGTCTTGTCCAACCAAAAAATCCCTTCCAAACTGTCGTAAAGTATAATTCCGTAATAGGTCGTTTTTGATTATCTATTAAATTTGATATATCAATATCCGTGTTAAATGATAATGTGTAAGATTGATTACCTTCTTTTATCGATGTTCTTGACATGTTATTTGGGGTTAATACAGTTGGTTCAAATTTTACTTTAGATGTAAAAGAATTTTGTTCAAAACCAGCCTTTACTATAACCGCATTTGAGGACTCAGTTAAAATTTTGTGTCTTCTCACATAGTAGGTTGATGTAGTTTCTGTTTGGTTACTAATATCAATAATTCTTTTAAACGTACCTGTCGTACCTTGTAAAAAAGTTGTTCCCGTATATCCTATGTTATCAATATTGAAAATATATTCTTCACTATTGCTCCCTTCATTACCCAAACTAGACACTAAAAATGTCGTATTATTATTATAATTAATAGTTAACTCGACATAATCGCCAACATTAACACCGTGAGGCATAATTGTCCTAAACGATATAACTCTATCATTATTGTTACTACCAACATCTATAATGAAAGGTATTCCATCCGATGCCGTCCAAAACCAAGAAGCATTTGTTTGCTCGTCAATCGCACTTAATTGTTTGTTCGGGTTATTATCAAATGCATAACTCATATAGTGAGTCCAATTGTAGTTTGTTGCACGTTTGTTAACAAAATTTAAATGATTGTTTGGTGGTTGAGTATAACCCTGTACATTATTATCTGTTCTAATAAATTCAAATTCAAAATATTGAGGATATCCTTCCCAAGGCGTGTTAGGATTAGTAATAGAACTTACAGCATTTGGTATTGCATTGGAATAATATAAATTATTCCTATATGGTGGATAAGTAGTAGAACCAACTAAAGTGTTTTCAAATATAAAAACGTACTTTGTTACAGGTCTGAAAATTAATGATGATTCTCTTTCATCTACAAAAATTTGTTGTAAATTAATATCACTAGTTCTATCAAACTCAACATTTTCTTTCTGTGTCTGTTCTAATGTAACATTTGCCAACATATCAACGTTGGGTGATGTTGCATTCCTTAATGAACCAAGAATAATTTTTGTACTATCATCAACACCCATTAGTCATCTATTGTTTCAACATATTTTTTTATGAACTTATTCATTGCCGTGTTCCCATTTTTTAAACCAAAATAAAAATGATTAGGCGCCCCAACCAAAAATGGATTTAAAATTGGTGGTCCTGTCGGAACAGGATTACCTGATGGATTATAGTTTGTTATAAACCCATAATAAATATTTGGGAAGTTAGTTGTCATTAAAGGTGTTTTAAAATAATCATCACCTATAGGGTCTAATGATTGATATTCTTGAGTGTAAAATCCTCCACCAACATTTAGAGTCGTATACCATTCATTGTCTTCATTACCAAAAATACTACTATTAGATGCTAATTTCCATCGATAAAGTGGGACTTCTTGAGTACTTGGGTATCCGAATGATTGTTGTAATAATGGTGAAAAATTATAAATGTTAACACCTGGTGATAATGCCCTTCTGTTTCTATATTGACTATTGTTAGTTACTCCTGTTGCGTTAAAAAATACCCCAAAAACAGGACCTGTTGTATCTTGTCCTATATAAATTTTAGTGTCTTCATAATTTCCACTTATGAATGGATTTATTTGATATTCCGAATTTATGGAAAACGATTGTGCGATATCACCATCAATTCTATCTCCCGTTCTAGAGAAGAATTGGTTAATCGACGCTGATCCAGTTTGAAACAACTGTTGTCCCCAAGTGGCATTAACTAAACGAGAAATTATCCCTAACTGGAGTATGTCTGAAGTATCATTATATGATGAGCTCATATACGTATTTGCCAAATATCTACCTTCAAATTCTGAATTACCACATATTTCAGAAATAAACTCATCTCTTTTACCCATATCTAATATCGTTGTTGGGAAAAGGATTTGCCTATTATTTGCGGAATCATCAGGTGTTTGTGTTCCTGTACTGAAAATGATAGAAGCAACGGGTTTAGGCGATCCAATGAAGTAATTTCCATTCCAAGGAGAACTTCTATAAAAGAAACTATTACTAAAGTCATTATAAATAATAACATCTTTACAGTATCTATTACGTGCTTTTCCCGTAATATTAAACGTGGTTATTTTGTTGAAGGATGGCATATACAAAACACCATTAATCCAATTATTTTGGAATACGTGTCCAAATACCCCTCTACAAGCTGCGAACATTAAATTGAATCTAGCCTTCCATTCTAAAAATAATCTTATGTCATTATTAAGTTCGGTAACATAATTTCTGTTTAATAAGTAATAACATCCCTTTTCGACTTTACCTGTTTGATTACAATTTGGGTTTATCGTAAATCCAGTACCATACCCTTCATAACACTGAAGACTAACCATATTCTCACAAGTTAATGATGATGTTAGTCCAGTAGAAATATCCAAATCTTGGATTGTGGAGTCAGAAACTTGACTTTGACTTAAGAATTCAGTAAATTCCGCAAATCCTTCGTCAGGTACTCGATAATAAACAAATCTAATGTTTTGATGAAGAGCGTAAAGTGTTTCTGGACTCCCATTATTTCCTTGTAAATTTGTTGATGTTGGTAATCTATCACTCCTCATAACAATCCCAAATGGGTTAGAAAAGTTTACTCCGTTTACTGTTGAATCTCCGACATAAGAACGATAAGATGGTGAATACATATACCAAAATCTTTCTTGATCGTAATTACTATTTGGATTATCACAAGGAGTGTCCATATCGTATGGTGCCACATAGTCTGTTAAAAGAAATGATCCTCCCCCAACGTAATAATCAACTGGAGTGTTTGTAAATGTATTTAATGGAAATGAATAAAGTGATGCATCTGAAATGTTTGTCGGGGTGGATAAGTTAAACCCTATACCAGGAGGGAAAGGAGGACCTCCAGATCTGATATTATTAAATGGTAACATATTACATCTTAATGATGGTGTTGTTACAAAATCTAATGTTTGATTTGGTGAGACAACACCTGAAGTCAAATATGGTAGTGATGTTAATGTAGTATTAGTTGGTCGATAAGGAGTACTGGATAAACCTGAGTTATCTGAGTCTGTTGATAAATAATAATAAGGTAACAATGACACTGAGTTTGGGTAACTAATCATCATTGTTTGATTTGGGACATAGGTAAATGATTTTCCATATAACTTCCTTTGTACGGGATTTGCCGGATTAAAAGGTGTATTGTCGTATGGAAAAGTATTGTGTTCAATTGGTTTCTTTCCGTCAATGTATCCTCTTATAGGATAATTTATTTTATATTGTCCTGTTACTGTAATTTGTGTACCAACACCTAACGTCCCACCAAAAAGTCTTGTTAGGTTATATTGTACTGTTTGTCTATCAGTGTAAGGATCAACACCTCTAACAAAAAATATAATACCCATTTCTGGAAAATTACTGAAATTTGCACCAGCAGATTTTTGTGCCTCATAGTCTTCTTGTCCTGAATATTCTTCAAACCTATACCTAATTCTGTGTTGGATGTATTCTTTTGGTAATAGATCATTAGCGTTAAAATTTGGGTTGAGGTCGTAATATTGACCCATAGTCATACCTGTTATGACTTGGAAATACTCCATATCCGCGGGGTATCTATAAGATCCATCATTATTATTATGAACTATTGTAACATTCTCAAATAAATTGGTAGTCCAAGTAGAGTCAGTAGGGTCCGCATAAAACATTTGAACTGTTGACGTTCCAGTAAAGGTTGTTCCTGTTATAGAAAAACTATTAAATTGGTTTCCGCTTGTTATTCCCGTAATTCTATCTAAATCACCACTTAATGCGGGGTTTTGAAACGATATAACATCCCCCGCGAGTAACTCTTCTTGAACTCCCCAATCAACCAAAGCGACAACAACTTGATCCCTTATTGGGTTACTTCCATTAATTCTTGTTTCTATAATATTTACTCCTCTGAAATATTTGTCTCTTAAGTTAAAAGAATCCATTTTTTGAGCCCAATGCTCTGTTAATGGGTATCCATATTCATCATTACCCGCTTGTTTTCTTGTGATAAAACTTCGTGAACCTCTTCTAGCGTCTGATCCCGTATTGTCTACACCAGAAAACGTTTGTAAATATTGTACTATTGCGTTACCTAATTCTTCAGGATCATCATTCTCAATCTCATCATAATATGGATTTTTATTTAGATTGTCATTTAAATACAAACCACTTATATTTATATCTGCTAAAAAACTTTGATTTGTGTCGGTTGGTGGTATTGTAGCACCTTCAGTAATCTCATCATAACTTTCTTCAATAACATCACAATTACAAGACTCACAATCAGGATATGAAATCATAGGTAGAGCAAATTTTGTGAATTTTTTAACTTTTAGTAGTTGTGGAATCACATAAATTGCATATAACACTGATAAAGTAGTGTATAATATCGCATAAATACCATTACTAATCATTATCCCAATTGCGGGAAAACCATTAATTAATGTTAACACACATAAAGTGGCTAAATACAATAATATTGTTGGGATTCCAATAATAAGAACCCATTTAAATACAGGCCAAGTTAATGCAATAAAGTGAGCGATTGATAATAATACTATAAAAGGTATTGTTAATATATTCAAAAATACTGTTACAACAAACTGTAAAAAATCAAAATTTCTAACAGCATCATTAACAGGAAATTTATTATTTTCACTTTGACAAGTTCTGTCCGTAATTTCTTTAATACCCAAATGTCTAGAACGATTTTTACCATTTTTGTATCTATCAATGAAAGAACTTACCGTGTAAACTTTATTATAATTGAATTCATAAAATGTGTCTTCACAATCTATTGCCGCTTGTTTATCCACATAATCATCCCAATCAAGACTAAAGGCATATGAACGAATTACATTAAAGTATCCTATCGGATATCTTGTATATAATATAGTTTGTGGTTGTGTTACATCAATCGCATTTGATAATATTGTAACATTTGACGCAACTGAAATGGGGATACTTCCGTTATCACCCACATAAGGAACTCCATTTATTAGTACCTGAAAGTTTTCTTGGTTATTTGTTCCACCATTGAATATTAATCCCCCAGGTTGAACTCCAAAAATGGTAACCGAAGTTGTTCCTATTGGAAAGTTAAAGCTTATATCTTGAGTAGAACTATTGGTAGGATCAGAGTTTAGATTTGTCCATCCGTGTTCTTTAATATTTGGAACTAAATAATTACCTCTTTGAAAATTATTCTGTTGTCCTGTTTCATTTTGCCATTTAATTTTAAATCTATATTTCCCTTTTGTTGGTATCCCTACTTTTGGATCGTTGGATAATACTTGTTCACCAAACTCATTGGTCGTAATATAATCTAAATTCATTGGTACATTTGTTAACCAGGTACCATCTCCATCTATAACTTTTCCTTCTTCTTCAAATTCATATACCTCCAATATCGGATCCCCATTTTCATCTACATCAATAGTTTGTCTTATAGATAAAATTTGTCCAGGACCTGCAACTAAATCACATAAATTACCCGTATTTGCCTTTGGTTTACAATTAGTCTTTAAACTATCTTCATTTGTTGTGGATACTAATGAACCCATAAAAACCGCAGTCGGCTGAATACTAATGTTCGCAGATGCAGTTAAGTCAAAATCAACTCTTGTTATCCCTAATAGACAAATTTCAGGTTCTCCCCATAATGGTTGTACTTCGATTGTTTGTTTTAAACTTTTTATTTGTGGTAATTCATCTAAATTTGTAGAACTTTTAAATTTATTTCCATTAACTTGTGATTCAGTTGCCAATCCCGCAATAATTAAATCTTGTGGTGTTAATGAAAAACATCCAATATCAGATAAGTCAACATCCATAAAAACGGTTTGAACTCCTGTGGGGACTCCAAATATCATATAATCACCACTTTCGTTTGTTTTGACTGTGTACTTGTAATATTTGTCATACACCTCAACCAAGGCTGCATTAGTTAAAACATCATCTCTTGTTGGGAATGTTCCTGTTGCTGCATGTCCTGTATATGAAGGTTTATATGGTAATAAATTATATCTATAACCATCTTCATTCAAGTCTGTAATATTTCTGTAAGGGTATAGTTCTGATATTACAGGATTCAAACTATCTTCTTCTGAGATTGGGACGAATATCGAAACCTTAGCGTTTGGCACACCAAAACCACCGTTGACTAAAACTCTACCAACTACAACACCATAATCAGAACACGTTCGAGTATATATGTCACTTTGAAGTATTTTCAAAGATAATATTTCCAAATACTCAAAATCTTGTTCTAATTGAATTTTAATAGATTTATCAACCCCTGGTTGGGTTCTTATTCTGTATGATTTAGGCATTGAATTCTTTTTTTGATAAATAGTTTATTTCCTATTTTCAAAAAATAATTCTTTTATTCCAAAAATAAATTATCAGGAAAAATTAACTGTTTTTAGGTTTAAAACTCGGACATTAATATCTTTATTTGGATACCGGATCTGGTATATTTGAGTAGGTTCTGCAAATATGGTATCCGTAACTAACTCTATTTGTCTTGTACTTGAATCTATGTAAGATTGAGATGTTTGTGAAGAAGAATATTGCCCACCAACTTTGTTATAAAATTTCATATCTGATATACTTATAACACCATTTTCAGATTGTATTAATCTTTTTATTTCAGACACATAAACATTTTCACCCATTTGTCTTTGTATTGGGCTGAAATAATTTGTTATAATGTCTATAATTTTTGTTACTACCGCACCTTGATTTTGACTAGCATCTAAAACAACATCAACATCAATACTTAAATCAATAACGTTAGCAACTTCAACAGATATATAATCATTTATCATTCTATAATTTGATAAGTAATTCGCAACATTATTTTTTAACGTATTGGATATTACTTCGGTTAATTTACCATCAGAATCATAAGACAACATTTTAATTTTTATCTTATTATTCTCCTCTGTTATTGATACTTTACCAGGAGCCCCAAATTGTGAAGGCATATTTCTTATAACAGATTCATAGTCGTTAATCGTAACCGCTCTGTTTTGTGCCGCAAAATTGTAAGTAACATATTGTCTAACTTCTTCTGTTGACGGTGCATTAGCACCTCCAATTGCCGCAGTAACATTATTACAAGTCAATGAATTTATAACCGTAGTATTTACCGATTCAGAAGGACCATTGACAAAAAATGAAACAGTACCTATTTGGTTTATTATGTTTACACCTAAATTGGTTGCTTGCCCTCCACCAACTCTATATTGTACAAATAAAGTGGAATTTGATTTGAGAGCAGCCCCAAGAGCTAAATTATTAATATATTTACTCAATTCTAATTGATACCCGTTTCTTGCAAATTCTCTTAATTGTTCATCAGCAGATACGTTACCACCACCAAAAGTTAATTTAATAAAACCTTCAGGTGTATATTCTGTTATAAATTTATTATCGGTTGTAATATATTTTCCAACTTTAATTCCTGGTTGATCTGAAACTTTTGTTGGGTCTTCTATAAACACTCTATTTTCAGCCAATGCTGGCACTTCGTACCATCTGTTTTGTGTCCCTAAAAATTCTTGTGGTGTTGGTACAGTCGTAAAGTTAGTACCATCTTTTAATAAGACACTCGTTATACCTAACACATTTTTTTCAGGTAAAAAGAATTCAAAAAATGGTTTTACGTCATTTGGGGTGATTACTCTCCTGAAGACTTTGGTAAATCCATTTACGACAACTTCTCTCTTTGTAATGGTATAATTTACTAATCTACCGCTTGTATCAAAATTTGGTATTTTTAATCTGTTGGGTGATCCCTCCGCATTTACTGCAGATGAAAAGTCTATATCATATACCGTTTCAAATGGTTGCCCCGCACCATTTACTTGTGATCCTCTTCTTAAAATTCCACAATATCTCAAGTCCTCTCTGTCACCAAAAGCGGGTACTGTTATAGAAAAATCAACTAATGCAACAGAAGGTCTTAAACCCGGTATTTTTAAACCATAGGTTCTTGCTAAATTATAAATTGAAGTCTTTTGTTGAGCGTATTGTAATACCGTCTCTTGGATACTTCTATCAATGTTAAAGTGAAGGTTGTCGGTAACCGCAGCGTTTAAATCTAACAACACAGAAAAAACACCAGCGTCGTTAAAATTTTGAATTAAATCAGGATAATAAGTTCTTGTAAAATTAATTAATTCAGTTCTTATCCCTTGGAAATCCCTTGTGGTGTATGATATTTTTTTGTTAGCCATATAATATTAAATATTAATAATTACAAAATCGCTAGATTCAAATGCCGTATTACTTATTTTATAATCAATTCTAATCTTTGCGGTATGTTCTAATTGTGATATATTTGGTACTGTAAATTCTCGTTTGTCCTCCCCATTTATGTATGTACCTTTATTTTCTAAACCATCAGAAGCATCCGTTATTTTTACATTAGTCACAGTTAAACCTGGCATATATGTTGTTACCGAATCTCTTATTTCTGATTCTATTTCAGCGAATGTTGGGCCGTCAAGAGGTTCAAAAATATATTCATACAATCTTGTACCAAAGTCTGGTAGATAATATCTTGTTCCTTTTCTTGTAAGTAATAAATGTATAAGATTACTTCTTATTTCTTCTGTTGTTGTATCCGAACAATCTAAATATTTACCAACATAGGAATCCAAAAAAGGAAAATTAATACCATATGTTGTACCTTTTGCCATATGACTCTTTATTTATTTTATGTAAGTTCATTCAACTTAGATCTCATAATGACATCTCCTTTTCTGAAATTTTTTGCATCGTATTTACAAAGTTTGTTATAACCTGCAGATCTTTTGAATTCACCTGGGGTGTCTCCTTGTTGGATTCTATACAAAAATATGTGCTCTCTAGCAGCGTCGGCACTTTTAATCTCTCTACCTCTGATTTGATCTATATATTGTTCCTTGGTAAAACAATATTTTCCTCCTGGTGATGGTTTCGTTTCGTCCATTAATTTTTGAGCAATGAGAACTGGATTTGATTGTACTACATTCTCAATACCTTTTCTAATCTTTGTTCCAATCCCTTTTTGTTCCTCAACTTCTTTTTCAGTCTCAAGTAAAACCCTTCTAACCATCCTAGTTAAATCTGATTCGGTTAATCTTACAACTTTTTTCATATATTTTTTTATTATAAATAGTTCAAAATAAAAAAAATCACTGTTTTCACAGTGATTGATTTAAATTTGTATTACCCTTTTCGTATTTAGGTGCATAAGGGCAATGTAAACAACCTGAACCACAACAAAAGCCTCTTTTTTTATGGTAATTTTCAGTCATAACCATTTTACCATCTTCCCAATAAAAGTCAGTATTTTGTAATTTAGGTTTTACAAATTCCCTAATATACATTTCTTGTACCCAATCTTTAGACGCACCTACGTTCATTTTAATTTTTTTTTCTTAAATTATACAACGCCATCAATATTTGATGTGATAGCGTTGTATTATTACCCCATTGTATTTTCATAATTTAAACTATTTCACAAGCACCTCCCGCACAAGCGACTTCACCTCTTAAATCAGTATTATCTTGTGATTCAATTACCCTTGTCAAATCAACATCTTTTAAAGTATTAACTAATCTTTCGTAGTCTTCTTTTGTACAATCCTCAAAAGGTGCCTGTGTATAAGTTCCTCCATTGTATGGTAAAACTGATAATCCGTTATAAAATTTACGGTTTTTCCACATCCATTCACCAACTAATTCCCACTCATCTTCTTTGATTGAAACTGTCGCGGATACGTTGTGACTATTCTGCCCACTTCTGTGTCCACTTCTTACCCACTCTTGTGATACTTTCTTAACTCTCTCCAACATTTGGAATACAGATTCATATCGTAGGATTGAACCTTCAGGTGCCATTTGAGGGATAGTAATTACAGCTGTATCGTGAGGACGGAAATATTCATCTTCAACCAATTCAGGGTGATTATTTGCAAGATAAGTATATATTGCCTCGTTTTTACCAACACGAATTCTTCTCAAATAGTAATCGTTATGCCAAGCGTGAATACCTGATGATGTTCCCAAAACCAAAGATGATGTTCCTGAAGGCTTAACGGTTGTTGTTCTTGCCGCTTTATTGATTCCTATGAGGTTTGCAACTCTTTCGTTTTCTTCTTTTACCGCTTGTGCTGCCGCCTTCATATCATAACCCAATACAACACCTGAACCAATACCTGTCATACCTACACCAATAAGTGCATCTTTTTCTGTAGTTCTTTTCCATACGTCACGTAGGTAATGGAAGTCCGTGTACCCAGCTTGAAGTGTTCCAATAAATGCAGCACCTCTAACTCGTTTTTCAAAATCTTCTTGTGAATCGATATCTGAAGCATTTACCTCACACAAGTTACAAAACTGATAAGGACGAAGTCCAATCTCACAACAAGGATTTGTTCCCCAATCTTTGTCGTTAGAAAGATAAATACCTGGTTCACCCGCTCCTGATAATTCAATTCGTTTCCACAAATCCATAAAATATTCTTGTGTAACTTTATGACGAAGAAGAACTGCCGAATTGTTTGCTCTACCTCTTTGTGGATTGTTCTCCCACCAGTTGCCTGACTTACAAGAAATCATTTCATCGTCATCAGCACTGAACAATGAGATAAGTGCCGCCCTACGAATACCACCCGCTAATACAGCATCGGCAATAAAACATACGATATCGTGAGTTTCAATTGGTGTTAACTTTTCACCATCATTTTTTGCATCCAAAACTTTTGTAATATGATGAATACAATCTTTAAGTGGTTGAGGTCCTGGTGCTTTCCCTCCTGATGTAACAAGTAACGCACCTTTTTGACGAATATCAGAAAAATCAAATACCGGTGTTGATGATTTTGATCCCATATAAGATTCAATAAGAACCTTAATTGCATCAGCCCATCCTTCAATTGAATCCCCGATGAGGTATCTTCTTGTTCTGTTTGGGTTTGGTTTTTTAATTTCAGGTAGTTTATCTACGTGATGTTTTTGTACTGAGAATCCAACTCCTGTTCCACCTAACAAAAGAAACATAGTTTCAGCAAACGCATCTGTATGATCGATTGGTAAGTAAGCACAATTGTATACTCTGTTTGGTGAAATCTCAATCGGTTTTCCACCGAATTGTAAAGATCTCATTGATGGAAGAATTTTTTTATCATATACCATTTGATATACCTCCTCAATTTCTTTTTTGATTTGTGGGTATTTTTTTTGGTGCATTTCTTTGTTCCTTGTCACCAATTCCTCCCAAGTTTCCCTTCTTTGTAATTCGGGAATAAATTTAGCGTATTTCATATACACTGTAATATCACTCAATATTTTTTGTGAAATTTCCATTTTTTAAAAGTTTAGATTTTTATTCTTGATTATTTTGTTTTTGTTTCCTTTTTTCCATTAACTCTTTGACTCTCATTCTTTGTCTTTCTTCTTTTTGTTCCTCAACACCTAAAAAAGTCATCGAACTTTCAGTATCTATTTCTAACATTCCATTATCAAACTTACAATTTTCAAACACAATACCATCATCACCAATACGTGATTTTGTTATCGCAATTGTGGCTAACTTCATTTCTTTTTGTTGTAAAGTTTTAGCAACTGAAATAATAACGTGTCCTACTTGTGCTTTCTTTATAGAACCACCCATTTGATCCGTTGTTACAACTTCAGATGAAATTGAGTTTCTATTACCTTGTGTTGCCGTCCATCCTACAATGTTAAGTTCGTGACACATTGCCTCAAAACCTCTCATAACAGAACCTTCACTTTTCCATTCATCACCTAAATTTTTGTCAGGTACAACACAATCAATATAGTCTAACAAAATCATATCTATTTTTGTTCCATCCGCAATCATTTTTCTGACTTGGTTTTTAATCTGTAACATTGTAACAGTATCAGATGGTAACTTTTTTAGAATCAATTTGTTACTCATTGTTTCCTCAATTTCTTTAACTTTACGTATAACCTCATCCTTTTTTTCTGACAATAAGTCAGGATGAATTTTTGTCCAAAGGGTAAAGTGCTTTCTTTGAATAATCTTTTGGTTATCTTCAAAGAATATTTGAAGGACATTATTTCCCATATTGAAAGCGTGATTTGCTATCTTGGTTAATAGTGTTGATTTTCCTACACCAGTGGGTGCTAAAACAACACCAATTTCACCTTTAGCCAAACCACCTTTTAACAGTCTATCAATACCTGGTATTCCCATTGGTATTGGGTGTCGATAATCGTCATCTAATACTTGATCTAAGTTACTAAAAACATTAAGAGTAGTTGTGTCTTTCTCTCCAACTTGGATGGCTCCTCGGAACATTTCTTCTATGGTATCATAGTTTTCAAATTCACCACTGTCAATGATTTTTTGAGCCTTTCCCATAACTTTAACAACCTCTTGTTGTTTACAAAATTTAAGAGCCTTTTCTTGTACAAAATCAGCTCCATCAATAGAACTATCCTTGATTTTTGTAATCATATCTAAAACCACTTTTGATGCTGTGGTTTGTTGTAACTCCGATTTTGTAACTTGTTCTAAAGTATCAAATGATGGTGTGTGATTATACTTCTTATAATACTCTTTAATCATTTGTATAATAATTTTAAAGTACTTGTTTTCGAAGTAACTTGGTTCAATAACATCAATTATTGAGTGTGAAAAATCTTTGTCTAAAATAATTTGATTTAGTAATTGTATCTGAAAATTATTACCTAAATATTCGAAATTTTTGTTAGTCGCCATAGTCTTTTTAAATCAGTTTGTAAAAATAAATAGTGTCAAACTAGACTAAATCCAGCGTATTTGAAATTAAATTTTTTACCTGAAAAAATGTCAGTCAAATCAGATAATATACCTTTTAACTGTGGTCGTAGATCCACGGTATATCTTACCTTTGGAGGGTAAACTTTTGCGTCGAAAATTGTATGACAAATTGTCATATCTCCGATTTTAATAATCAAGTGAAAATGTTCTTCACCATCAGTATATGATGTGTTTAAAACTTCAGGATTTTCCTGAATCTCATACTGATTGTCCATCATATAAATGACAGTTCTCATTTTCAAATCTTTTTGAATTTTCTTACACAAAGTGCTAAGATACTCATATAAATCCAAAGAATTTCTAGAATTTGGGTTAAACCCTCTTACATTGAAAAACCTTTGTACTACAATGTTTTCGTTACACTTCAAAAGAAATTCTACTTTTGTGAAATCTAAATCTTTCATAGGTTTGTTTTTTTCTTTTTGTTTCTAAAATTTGTTTTTTCTTTTCTCGACAGTTTTAAAAATGGTTTTAAAAAATTTACCCAAGCTTCATCCCCTTTTGGTAAAAATTTAAAAAATCCGTCTTCCATCATCATTCTAATTAAGTTTCGATGTCCTCTTCCGTCAGGATCCATTGACTCTGAGTAATACATCTTAACTAATTCTTTTCCTTCTTCTGAAATTAGTGGTTCTGATAAATCAACTAACTTCTTATTAATGATAAAAAACTCTTCTCCAAAAATTCCCTCCTTGGTTTTACCACTGAGTAGATTTTTTAAAACAACATTGTCTTTCTGTTCTTTTAATAATTGTTCACCTTTTGATAAAATATCGTTAAATGAAAGTTCTTTTTCAAGGATTTCAGGAAAAAGTTTTATAAATGTTTTTTCTCCCAAATAATAAATCCCATCAATGTTGTCTGAACTATCACCAGTAATTATTTTATAAGTTTTTACATTATAATGCGGAATCTCAACATCATATAGTTTGATATTGTCTCCATTTTTATAATATTTTTTTTGTTGTGGTGAATATATTTTAACTTTTTCTGAAATAAGTTGTGTTAAATCTCTATCAGATGAAAATATTGTTTTTTCCTCGTCTTCTGATATTTGACAATAATATGCAATTAAATCATCCGCCTCTGAGTTTGAGACTTCAATTTGTCTAACAAACATTTCTTCGAGATATTGTTTAACTCTGATTTTTTGATTCGAGAAAGACTCTTCTTTGAATTCATTCTCGGATGTTTTTCTATTGAGTTTGTATTTGGGATAGAGTAATCTTCTTTGTGAAGAATTAGTCTCACTATCCCAAAATACAACAACCTTGTTAAAGTTGGTTTCTTCTAAAAATCTTCTTAACGTGTTTAGGAAATGCCACGTACCACCAACGTGTTCTCCCTTATGGAAAAAATCCCTAACTCCGTGAAATCCAATTTTTAATAAGTTGTTTCCGTCAACTAATAATGTTTTAGTCATTTGACTAATTTAAATGGTTCTTACTCTACTTCTTCTTTTTCTGTTTTCAAATCAAAATCACCTTCAACACCAATAATTGTTTTCCAATAATCGGCATATTCTTTTTTGTAATTTTCAATCGATGCTTTTTCTTCTGTTGTATCTTTGCCAGGTAAAAATCCGTGTGGTGTTACAATAATTTTACCATCTTCAAAACCAAGTCCGTTAATGTGGTTTTTCATAACAGATACTTTTGTTCTTGATGCAAACTTTACGGTTCTTTTATCTTTAGTAGCAGTAATCTTTGTTGTTCCTGCACCTTTCTGATTTCCAAACAAGAAAACCAATGATGAGTTTAACCATATTGCTTCACCACCTTTCGCTTTAATTTTTGGTTGTCCAAAAGGATTGTCAGGTAATTCAACCCAAGGTTGATTAACAATGATTAAAGTGTTTTCGTATTTAGAATCAGACTTACGTGAACCTGAAATTCTTTGGTTAATCCCCATACCAATCTTATCGGCTAAAACACTTGCATTATGTTGTTTACCACCCTTACCTTCATAAGTCATCTTACAAGGAACAGATCCTACTGAATCCCACATAATACATAACGAATAATCCAATTCACCCTTTTCTTGAGCATCTAACAAACTATTAATATAATCTGTAATTTGTTCTATATAATCAAAGTTATTATTGAATATATAAAAACCGTCCCATTCTAATTCACCAGTTTCTTCATCAACAACTTCTTCACATTCAAAACCCATAAGTTTTGCGTGTTCAAAACTCCATTTTTGTTCCGTAATAATAAACACAGGAAGGATTCCTTTCTTTTGTGAGTCTACTGCAGTTTTAACCAAAGCAGTTGTCTTACCCGTATCTGAGTGTCCCAAAAACATATTAATGTGTCCCATTGCAGGACCTGGTAAACCTACCGCATCTAAAAATGGTTGTCCTAAATCAAAAAATCTTTGTGGTTTGTATTTTGCTGAAGTAGAAAATTTCTTCTTCAGTGAACTAAAATCATTTTTCTTAATTGCCATAATTTTTTATTAAAAAATAGAAAAAAACACCGACATTGTAAATCGGTGTTTTTGTGTTTGTGAATATTAAAATGGTAACTCTTCGTCGATGTCGTCATTAGCTTGTGGATCGGCAACTTTTGAATTGTCCTTTTTGTTCCCACCAATAGTAGTTTCAGCAGTCTCTTCGTTAGCATAAACATAACCTTTCTTGTCTGAATCCCATTTAGGTGTTTCTCCTCTAGAAATTGCTTCTAAATATTCTACGGGTTTTTTGGAGTAAACGTCTTCCCAAGTCAATTCGTCACTTAACCAACTTTCCATTGTTTCTTCATCCTCGTGTAATGGTGCAGGATCATCATACATAACTGTTTGAATTACGGTATACGTAATACCAGCATTAGTTTTAGCTTTAGTTAATTCAAGAATCAAATCTCTTCCTTTATCAGAATCAGTGATATCTCCTTTTGCCTTCCAAATTGGAATAATCTTGTCAAGGATTCCTTCTTGTTTGTAATTGTGCTTGAATCTCCAAAACTTAACTCCGTCTTGTTCATTGTCACGATCGATAACTTTAACAATGTAAAATTTACGAGCTTTGTATTGTTTTGCAATTTCCTTATCGGAATCTTTACCTGTTGACATTAAATCCTCGTAAACCTCATTTAATGGTGATCGTTCATTGTCATTTTTTCCTGGATCGTAAAGTTTAACCCATTTACCATCAATTTTAACTTCGTGGAACCATACCTCTTTAAATGGTGAACTTCCATCATTTGTTGGTAAAATACGGACTCTTTTTTGTCCTTGTTTTTCACTGTCTTTAAGAATTGCAGCAAAATATTTTTTCATTCTCTCATCTTGTGTCATTTTTGAGGTAGAAGATGAACTACCTTGTTTTGAGCTCTCATACTGTGCCAAAACCGCATCTAAAACATTGTTTGTCGCCATATATTTGTGTTATTAAAAGTTTACAAGTTAAAATATAATACATAAAAGTGTCGCAGTCAATAAAGTATTAAAAATTTTGAAAGGGACAATAATGTCCCTCCCAAATTAAGGCATCATATCTTCTTCATCATCATAAGAATCAAAAGTATCTTTTATTTCTTTTGGTGAGAAATCTTCAACCTCATCTTTTGTTAAGATGTATTCTTCTCTACCTGTTTTTTCAAAGTCACTTTCTTTATCTGTAAAATAATCACTTAATTTTTGATTAAATGGTCCAGAATCTAAACTCCTAAGTTCTAATTTTTCTTCGGGTGTTTTAGGTCTGAATTTTTCTACTTTTTGTTCTAAAGAATTAACCATATTAACTAATTTATCCATTTCAGAAAGTTTTGTTTCTAAAGTCTCTAACTGTTTGAATAAATTATTAAAATACTCTTCTTGTTTTGTTTCTATATTTTTTTGAGCGTTTACCAAATCAGTGATTTCCATTTCTTCTCCTCCCTCATCTTTTACTTCCTCAACATCAGGATCTTGTGAAACATCAATCGGTTCAGGTGTTGCACTTGCATCAGGTGCTGCAGGTGGTGGGGGTAATGTACCTCCAGGCGCTGCAGGGTCTGTTGGTGCAGGTGCTGCTCCCGCTTCAGGAGCTCCTGGTGCAGGTGGAGGTGGTACAACAGCAGGTGGGGCAAGGTCTTCAGGTGCTTCCTGTTCCGTTATATACTTATTAATAAATTTATATCTATTAATTTCTTCTAAAATTTTTTTATCTATTTTCATTTTTACCCGTTCAATAATTGTTTTATACCAGTTTTGGTTTCGACTTGGATTTTTTTATTGGTATTCATAGTATTATCTACTCTTTCTATGAGACCGTCTTTCATTCTAATAGTATAACAATCTCCGGTATCTAAGTCACAAACTTCTTTATAACCATTCCCCTTATCTTTCTCTGTAACTCTTGTATTTTTTCCCAAGTAGTTATCCAAAATTAGTTTAGTATTACTCATATCTTTTTTTATTTATAAATATACCAAACTATTAAAAAATTACAATTTAGGACTAATCGAAATTGTTTGAGTAACTTGAGGTCTTGTTGTATCTGTTGTTATTCCGTCATCAAGTACTGGTATTGCTTTAACTGTAAATGATATAGAATATTGTCCGTTTACTGATGGACATCCAATAGCACTCAATAAGTTTGTATTATCCATAAAGAACACTTGTTTATTAGGTGAAATAAATGTACTAACATTTATAAATGTGTTTGTAACTCCGGTACATTCAACAGGTTTTTGAGTAAACATAATTTCAACCTTATCTAAATTCCAATTACCTTGATCAGGATAAAAATTAATTTCAACATTATTTAAATTGTTACTAGTCCAATTAAAATTATAATCAATAGGTCTCGGTGGAGTTTCTTCAGAAGGTGATATATTAAATCTATTCATTGCAACAAAATCAACATAAGACTTTTCAAATAGTTTTTCTAACTGATTTTTTTTGTCCTCAATTAGAATATCAAATAAATTTGAATTTTCAGTTGTTGGGTAATTATTCATATAAAATTTAGCAAAAGCCTTACCGTATTTAACCGAATCTTGGACATTTTTTCCTTCTTTTGCAGCATATTGTTTAAACAATTCTATCTGTGTACCATATTTTGCAATCATAAAATTTATAAAAGAATCTATGGTAGGGAAAACCGCAAATGGCACATTTTTTGCCGTACAAAAATATTTTGGTGAAAAATATGTAATCGAATCTCCATAATTTAAATTCAAAGTTATTAACCCATAATTATTCCCAAAGGTTACAAGTTCATCTTCACCTTTTGTAGTGACTTTCATAATACCATAAATGAACGTACCAAGAATTTTTTGATTTTCACCATCCGATACCGATTCTTTTACTAATTTTAAAATCAAATTAACCGCATCTTTATTATTAATTGTATTTTTTTCTGGTGTGTCCCAATAAGTAAATAAGTCAATATAAGATGGGTTCATATTAACCGCACAGGAAATACTTTGTGTTGCAACATTTGTCACTTTACTAATATCATCCATTTTATTTGCCATCTGCGTCAAAACATTCAACGATTCTGCCTTAAGTTCATTATCTTTTTGTTTAATCTGTTCTTTTATTTTTTGGAGTATTGTTGTACTTATTGACTGTATAAAACTATCTATCTTTGGTATACTATAAAATGGTTGTCTTTGTCCTTCAAATGTCGTATCAAATCCGTTTTCAGAAATTCTATGTTCTATTTTTGTAATCATATAAGGACCACTGAATAATGGTACATTTCTTAAATTAAAATACATCATTGGTTGTATTAATGCATTCCCCATCATATCTACACTACATTTGTAACTTCTATTTTTGTATAAATTATAAAGGGAAACACTTTGTGAATAACTACCTCTGTTTCTATCCAAATTTGCCATTTGATTTAATACTTCCAAAGACTCTGTTGTTGGTTTTCCCGGATCTTGTGATATATCAAGTTGTTTAAAAATTTGTTGGTTTTGTGGACCAATATCAACATTAAAACCAACAACTTTATTTGATGTACTCCAATCGGTTTTATTTTCTTGATTTTCTAATAACGGGTTGTCTGTAGCTCTCCTTAAATCAAATGCATCATCCCTATAACGATAATCAACATTATCATTCATTGCCAAGTATTGACTATCAACATTACCATATAAACAAACAAATTTTGATGCCGTTTCTCTATAATCAACATTTAAAAATGTACCAAATAATGTATTTGCAAATTCCAAAGATCCTTCTGTTCTTGGGGTTAAATTTTTTCCAACGTCTCTAACATTATAAAAATTTGCAAATGCAGGCACTATAAAATTAACAAAATTATTTTCTACTAAAACTGTTTGAACAATATCTAACAAATTTAAATTTGAATTAGCATTATCAATAAGTTCCTTCAATTTAAACACATCAACATATATTTGTTGTCCTATATCCCTACTTGCTCTATCCATAAGTAATATATCCTCAAAAAGAGTTTTCGATTTGAAATCAGTTCCTGAAATCCAAGTGTCGTTCATAGATTTAAACAGATCATAAAGTTCATATCTCGTTTGTTCACCTTCTAATTTAGCTCTGACTTTAGTGTCGGATTGAATCACATTGACACTAGGTAGTTCTTTTCTTAATCTTGTGAGTTCTAAATCTAATAGGGTATTAATGTATGTGTTATTTTTTACAATATAATCGTCTATCAACTCTCTGAATGTATTAGAATCCAAATTTGGATTTTCTAACTTCTGTGTTGCATATATTTTAATTAATGGTGATAAGGTTTTGATTGAATTCTCAGTAAACTCTATGTTCATGTCCAAGAAAAAATCTGTTATATACGATCCATTATCACTATAAACTAATTGTGGTATTTCTGAAAATCCAACATATGTTTTTAAAGCTTTCCAAGTTTCAGGATTTTGTGTTTGTGATTGTGCTAGTGTTATAGACCCACCCGCAAAAGGAAGACTATTTGGTGAACCACTATTGTATCCTTGAAAACTTATCGGATCGAAAAATACTTGATTTGAATATGAATAAAATAATTGTCTATCAAAATTAGATGGGTTACCATAAACCATACTAACTTTATATTCCATAAATTGATTTAAGTATTGTTCAAAGTTTTTAACTTGAGCTTCTTGTATTTCAGTTATAACAACGGTTGAGTTATCCGTATTTTGTGGTTTTGGTATTTTCATCATTTGTCTCATTAATGATTGAAAATTCCCGTTAGTTGTGTTTGTTTGTGTAGTATCTCCAACAATTGTTGGTTTTATATTACTTGTAAAATCATAAAATGATTTACTAAAATTAAGAAACTCTGTTTCCATTAAATCCAAAATATCTTTTTCAAATGTTGTAAATATTTCACTTATTTTGGAGTATTCTGTTGATGTTTGGTTTATTGAGAAATTTTCTTGTACCGACTGTTTGTTGAATACTTTTTTCATATAACTGTCGGGGTTTGGTTTTGTTAGTTTATTATTATCAAAATACCCATAATTAGGTGCTTTCCAAAATAATCTTACGGAACCATTAAACATTGCAGGATTATTTTCAACTTCAGTTCTAAGTGTTCCATCATTTCTAAAACATTCAAAATTTGTTTGATTAACATTAGAACCGAATGATGGCATTGGGTAAATGTTCGCCCCATCTGGAGATGATACATAACAACTCCACGGTTTCAACGTCAATGAACGATTAGGATTAGTTGAATCAAATCCATTTGGTTTTATTATTGTAGATAATGGTGAATTTTTCATAAATAAAACACCATTATTGATTGCTAATTGGACTTCATCATCAGAATAAAATTGGTTTGGTGGATTTCCAACTACAAAATTGACTGGACTATCAATTGATTGTGGTATGTCTACCAAATATTCCCCAATACCACCAATAGTACCGCTTGTTTGTCCTGTTATTGTTGTTGCAAAAGATATACCAGGACCTGATATAATTGCACCATCAAACAAATCATTACCACTAACCGCAGTTACTGTTAATACACTTCCTGATATTGTACAAGTTCCTGATATTGGTACTAATGTTTCGAAAACACGTCTTCCTTGTATGAAAGTATTAAAGTCATCCAAAAGTTTAGGATAAAAACCAACATTTATAACGTCTTGTTCATCAGAACCGTTTGTAAATGTTTGCTGTAATACAATATCCTGTGGTACTGAATTTAAAACTAAAGAAAATGTTTTAGTTAAAGCACTTAGTTGTGGATCGTAGTTATCCAAATAATTAAAATCTGTCCATACTGAATCTAAAATATCTTCTTCATCTTCTAACCATTTTTTATATCTATGCCAAATAGAACCGTATTTAAGAATCCACGCATAAGGTAATCTATGTATTGCACCATACTTTTTAAATGTTGAGAAAATATAATCTAAATCATTAAAACTACCATTGTTATCTTCTTTATATTTTTCTCTAAGTGTTGCTAACGGTAAACTATTTAAAAATAGATATGCAGCGTTCTTATATGGGTATAAATCATTTGTGAATCTGAATTTGAATACCCCTTCTTGTATTGCATTTATAAAATACGGTGTATTCAACATTGAAGTTGTTTGATTTGGTGTTAAATTGTTATTATAATCAAAATATTCAATGTTCCCTTCCGTAGTGTATTGTTCTAATATTTTCCTATTTTCATAAAAATTTTGTAAATTAGTTAAATCCAAACTTTGTTTAAATGTTCCGCTGTTATTTGTCTTATAATTAAAATTTGTAACAGGTTGTTTATCCTTTGATTCTACATTGTTATCAAAATTACTGATACTTTTTATTGTGGTATTATATTCCAAAACTTGGTTTGTTTTGAATACGTTTTCCCTTTTTTGTAGATTGTTACCATCAGCCATATAATTATTTATCCAATTTAAATTTGTTATTGGATAAACGTCTGTGAAATCAAAATTTTCAACTATATTTGAACTTCCAAAATATTCTTGTGGGTATTTTTCATTTGTTACTGATAGTAATGGTTGTGATTTTTGATTCGCAAATATGTCTTGATTTATAAATCTAAATGAATTTTCAACTTCATTGTTTATATAACCAGTGTTAAAAATACCTCTTATAAAGTTTTGCCACGATTCACCTGAACCTCCATTTGAAATGTGTCTCAGGAATGAAAGATATATGTTTGAATTAATATCATATTCTTTTAATTTCTTTGTAAGAAAAGGGTTATCATTACCTAATGATTTTATCATACTTAAAACTTCAGACTCAGCATAATGTTCTGTCATATTAAAAATCTTGTTAGAATCTCTACTTAATTTACTATAAAATGAATTAAGTAATAGTCTTTCATATATTTCATAGAAAAATTTTACTTCTTCAACATTTTGATAAACTTGATTGGTGATAGGAAATTCAATCGCATTAAAACTTAACCTATTAGGTTTTAATAAAGTGTTGGTAGTGTCCGTCGGAAACTTGTCGGGAACTTTTCTTTCATAAATTGCTTTAATAAAGTCTTCAACAAATTCAACCTCAGGCCAAATTTCAGGTTGATAAGCCCTAATTTTAGCAGCAATACTTAAATCACCAGGATATTTTAATTCGTATCTTTCACCTTCTTTCAAATTGTTCTCAACAATAATTTGAGGCCAAGGATAAATTGGTGTTTCAAAAACACTTAAATCATTTTTCAAATCAACACTATTTGCACCTGAAGATGTTGATAAAACAACCGCTTTTCTTAATGTATCTTCTCTCAAATCCCAAGCCTTTGTGTGTACTTCATCTAATAATCTAAGAAAAGATTCTCCTTGAGCTAAAAATACCGCTAAGACATTTCTAATCGTTGGGGAAAATCCAATTCCTCCCTCACTTGCACTTTTACTTATGTTAAGAACAAGTTCTTCCGATAGTTTTTGTTCAATTTCTTGACTCTTTGTTTGATAATTTTCTCTTATTGTAGTTATTTTTTCTTGAAATGAGTTAGACCCTTTAAAGAAGAATTTTGGTGATGCATCATATTGTGATGCAATAAAATTCTTAAAAGTGGTTTCAGCGGAAAATGGTATATCTTTTTTATTTCTTTGATAATAAGTTTTTGCAGGATCTATAGTTTGGATTGTACCATTGTAATAAAATGTTCCTGTTTTATTATTTAAATTTAAAAAAATATCTACAGGTATGTTGTTAGGTTTTCCATTACCAAATACAGAATTATTATTCAAAATGTTATTTTTACCAACAACTGTTTTACTCAATTCAGTCAATGCGGTATTCCGTTGTTGTTCTGTTGAATATTCTTTTTTAAACTGATAAACTAAAATACCTTCTGACTCACCATTCGCAGGAAAAGTATAAAATGGATTACTTGTATCCATATATTTGTTAAACCAAGAATTGTTACCTTCATATAATAATACTTCCTGCTCATAAAAATCTAATGTCTTTAAATATTGTTCCATACTAACAAGAGTGTCTATGTTAGTTTTAGGATAATTATCAATTATATTTTTAAGAAAAGAATTGAGGTTTACTTGTAACTCTTGGATTGTTATTTCAGGAAAATTATCATCAATAAGTCCTTTTGATTTATATTCGGCATAAAGTTCTTTCATTTTAGAATATCCTCTACTAGACCACCCATTTTGTACTACTTGGTTTTTAGTACCTTCACCTGTAGTAGTTTGTGAAGTTGTTTCTATTTGAGACTGAAACATTAATGGAGCTGCCATCATCGCCTGCCAACTTATATGAGACATAATTGTATACTTGTAGGTATAAAATTTTAATTGCACTCTAAAATTGTGACTTGATGGTTCAAAAGAAGCATTGAAACTTTGTAACATCAAGGGTAATCTAACCGCTTTACCAAGGTAACCTTTTATTGTTAAGTAAAAAAGAGGGTATGGTAATTGGAAAAAAGCAGCATATGGTGAGTTTGCTCCCGCCTCAAATAACGCTCTCCCTTTAACATCTTCCAAAGTAACATCAATTACAGGTAAAAAATCAGTACCATAATTAATATTAATTTGTTTCATACCTAACATTCCTGTATCTGTCGCACCAATTTTACCTTTAGTCATTGTTGTTTGACGGTAAAAATAGTCATCACTTTGATTTGGGTTTGATATCGCATTTATTTTTTGTTGGTTAATCCCCTTACCTTCTAACGAACCTTTTCCTGTTATTTCATCAACATAAATTTCTTCTAAAAATTTGTTATTACCAGGATTTAAAAAATTAATTTTACCAACAGATATTGTTCTTACAGAATCTTCCAAAGGAACACCAATCGCCAACTTTGTTCTTGGTAAAACAGAACATTCTAAATTAGCATAATAAACCAAGTCTTCTTGTTTTATTAATCGTTCTTTTGCTTTTCCATCTTCATCCACAACTTTATTGGGATCGATTATGGAAATATTTTGATAATCAAATTCTACAAGTATATTTTCTGTACTATCTACCATAATAAAAGAATTGGTTTTCTAACGTTGCATTATAATCTTGTAATGAAGTTAATAATGGATATGGTATAGTCAATACAGCACCGTCAGGTATATTAAATTCAAATCCAGTATACTGGGGATTCGCTAACATTATTAACCATCCAAAAAATGGTGAGTTATAAAATTGTTGTGATATTTTGTCCATTCTTGAATACCCAACTTTATAAATATAAGATATATCTGATGTTTTATTAGGCAATGGAACATAAGGAACTACTGTCTGTGTCCCATTTTGAAGGAATTGAGTATATCTATTATAATATTGTAATGCCATAGTTAACTAAATTTTACTTTTCCATTATAAGTTTTTTCATCTTTGTTTAAATTTACATCACTATAAAGATTTTTTAATCTATCTTTCTTTTGATTTGTATTTCCAATGTTATCTGTGGTATATTGTAACGTAGAATCAAATTCAACTATTTCGAATTTATCATACTGTTGATAATCTTCGCTCACTTGTAAATCATTGAATTTTTTAATTTCCTCATCGTGTTCACTAATAAAATTTTTCTTGAACAGGTCACAATATTTTTTTATACTATCAACTAATTTTGTATTTGTTTTTATTTTTTCACCCGATATTAAATTATTAACAAAGTCATTATATAAATTGTCATTTAAAAATACCGGTGACATTGTCATATAAAACCTTCTTTGTTCTGGAGTAACAAATATTGTCAAAATAGGATCGAAATTATTATTTTCGTATATATTTTGATCATAAAAATTAGTTTTTAAAAATTTAAGACTAAAATCTGTAACTTTGTTACCAACAGTCTGTGTATATTCTTCTGTAATTTTTGTAAGGTTATCACCACTCAAAGTATAAACTTTATATTTACCATTTTCTGTTTTAGTACCATCAACTTTACTACATATCAAATCCATTTTTCTTAAAATGTAATTATAATTTTCTTGATATGTTGTAATTGTATTTACGGGTTCAATTATATATTCATTTAATCTATTTTGCATTTTAGCAACTTCATCCGCAAGTTTTGTTTGTAGTTCTCTAATTTGAGCACTTGTTGCGTTAAGTTGTGCCGAGAAAGGTTCTATTTCAAATATTATTGGTGCATTACCATTATTTACGTCAAGAATTGTTTGTTCAATTAAACTTTGTATTCTACTTTCAATTGTTAAAGATCTTCCGTATAATGGAATATTACCAGTCGGAGTTTCGTATTCACTAAATTTCCCATCAGTAAATTTTCTATCCGTGTAAACTAAGGACAATATACCATAGTTTGTAACATTTGTAATTGTTCTGAATTGATTAAATATTGTTGTAAAATAATTTCTTGTGTTTTCTGAAAGTTCAGTTATTAAAGATGTATAACTAATATCCCCCTCCTCAACATTATTATTGTTCACATAATTTGTTGATTGTATTGTACCAATTGTTCCTCCACCTTTTTGAGGGATTTGATTAACAACATTTTGCGTTGTTACAGGTGGTGGAGCGGACCCAGCTCCTTTAACAATTCTCGCAACAACTTGTTCGTCTCTCTCTTTAGTATCTTCAGTTGCAACAGATCTTTCATCATATATTTCAGTATTCGCATAATAGTTAAATGATAGTGCGTTCTGTAATTGTTTTATAGGTTCCGCTAAACCGTGCCCACCAATAAATTCAAATCCTAACGTCACTTTTGCTAACATTGGCTGAATACCTATACCTTCAGGGTTTATATCAAACAATAAAGGGTCATACTGTATACCTAAACTTTGAGGGACAATCTTAGTATGAAAAAAGTCACCCACTCTCAAAACTAAAATAGGAGGGGCTCCAAATGCGGTATTTTGAGCATCATTATATTTTGGTTTACCGTCAGGTCCAATTACCGGAATAGTTTGTCCAGGTCTCATACATTGTTGCAAAAACGTTAACCTCGCATTTAAACCTTCAGGTGTAATTGAATGGAACGTAGGGCTAAAATATTTTATTCTATCTTTTAAACTATCAAAAACCATAGGATCCGTTTCTTTCAAAACATCAAAATAATCACATTCAGAAAATAAATGTCTCAATATTTTTTTACTAATATTTTCTTTAACACTTATAATAGGATCTGGTTGATCTATGATTTTTAAAGGTGGTATTAAAATTGTTGTTGATCCTGTTGTTCCTGATGAATCAGGTATTTCAACAGGATCAAAAGTAATATCGACAACCGGGTCTTCTTGTGGTTTAACTTTTCTTGTTGCAACAATTGATTTAATTCTTACTTTTCTACACGCCATTGCAGGTACTGAGTACCACTCACCACCGTAATCATTTTTCTTAGCGGTAGAAAAAACAGGTCCATCCAAAATGTTTTGATTACAATCTATTGTAAAATTTGTACCATCTTTACTTTTTGGTGTTATTATAGCTTCTTCACCCAAAGACTCGGTGTTGACTATTATTTTTCCTTCATCAAAAAACTTTTGAAAGTCTTCACCTCCAACATTTTGTTTTTTCATCCATTTAACAACTGAATCAATTCTTCTATCAGATAGAAATCTATTATAATCAAGACTTACTTGTATTGGAGATGCGGAACCTACTAATTGTATCTGAACTACTGCGTTTTTTTCAACAATAAGTTCTTTTATTTTTGGCATCAATTCATTTTTGATTACATCAAAATTATCTATCACAACATTTTCAAAGAATGGTTGCACCCCTTCTTTCTTGAATACTTCTGTTTTTCCGCTTAATCTACCCCAACAAACTTCGGGAGCATTTGTTACGTATTTTTTATTTCTCAAACTTAAATAAAAATCATAATACGCCTCATAATCACAATTTTCATAATTACAAGGTACTTTATAATCTCTAGACCAAGGTCCGGCAACTTTCCACTCTGCAGGGTCTGAAATATTTTTTATAGGTTGGTTATAATATGGTGAATCATTTTCAAAATAAAATGCATAGTCTTGGAATGCATCCAAATCTCTTAATTGTACTTCTTCTTCAATTGATGGTCCTTGTTCAATCTCTATTGTAATATCTGTGGTTAATGTTCCATCACCACCACCTTGTCCACCAGCGTCATCAATACCTCCTAAAGAGTAATCCACACTTATTCCTTGTATAACCGTTTCAATCTCTTCTTGAGTTTTTCTTGGCTCATTTAATATTTGTTGATATGTGTATAATTCAGATGTTGGTATAGTATTAAATTTAATTGCTAAATCATATAAATCATATTTTACACAACCGGCAAAAAATGAATCTAAAATTGAATTAACTTCTTGTGGTGATTTACTTTTTAATTGTTGTCTAACAATTGTATTCATCACTGATGGGTGATCGACAACAATTGTCCAAGAAATACTACCAGTTCTAGTTGTTTCTTTATATGTAAAAATAGGTTCAGGTCTTCCTATAAAACTCGTTGGTGTCCAATTTGCTTTACTATCTTCATTAAAAGTTAAATTATAAGGTGGAAACCACATTGTTCTTCCCCCATTCGGTCCTTTTTCACATATTGGTAAATCGTCATATCGATAACCAGGTTCACTAGAAGTTCTCCAAGCTAAGTTTTCAAGTGAAAACATATATTTTTTTACTTTATTATCAACAATGTTAGTTGATCCTGGATTTCTTAAAGGAACAATATTTAAATTATATGTGTTATCAAAAACAGAATTATGAAATCTTCTTCCCGATGTGGTAATACCATCTGTTTTTTGTAAATCAGCATATGTGTAATATGGTGTATCTTTTTGAAAAACTCTACAATATTCTCTTCCAACTTCAAATCCACTTTCTCCAATTGTATTACTTCCTGTTGTTGAATCATAATATGCAATAACTTGTGAACCTTTTGTTAATTCTTTATAACCATCATTGAAAACTTTTGATACTTGGTTTATTGCATTACCAACGTGTTTTAATTTTTTTGCTCCCTGAACATTGTCAGCAGAATTAATGATTCTTTGTGTATTATCTAAAATAGAACCCCCTTTAAAATCAACGTCTATCGATTGATCTTGACTATATTGTCCTTCAATAATATTAAATTCATTATCTAACTGAAAAACTTCTCCACCTCTCCCTACTTTAAATCCAGCGTTAGGTCTGTATTTTGGTGATGTCCAAACAAATTTACCGTCAATACCATCACCATCGTGATGCGATCTAGCCCCTAAACCAAAATTAAGTTTACCTTCATTTCCTTCGTATATTTTTCCTAATTCATCAGGTCCATATACTAAAGTTGCTTGTTGTTTTCCAAATCTATCAACCGCAACTTCATTTGATGGGTTTGTTATTTGACTTGGTTCCGCGTTTTGGTTACCAACATAGTATCCACCACCACCATTATCACCATTAAATAAATTATTAATCGCCTGAGACGCCCCTTGTATAAGATTTTTTTGATATAACGGACGATATAAATTATAATTTAAATTTGCAAATAATATGGATTGTTGTCCATTACCGGTGTTCGCCAAAAATAATTCAGAAGGACTTCTATATTTGTTAAGTACACCACCTAATGCACCTCCCGTAAGATTATTTGCGGTGTTTAATGCACCTGAAACATTTGCTTCAGGATTATTCTCATTGAAATAATCACCAGGAATAAATGACACAGGAAAGTATGTACCTGATAATCTATTTGCAAATGATACAGCAGCTAAGACAGGATTTTCAGGTACTGTGATTTTCCAATTTTTTATAAAAAATGGTTGTTGTCCTGTCGCTAATAAACTCGCACTAAACGGATCCGATAAAGTATCTAAGTTTATCGATCCAACTGTAAGTTGTTCTATTTCTGATGCAATTCTTTCATTAAAATATCCTTTCAGATATGTTGCACCTATTTTTGCTAAGTAAGAATCTTGTGATAAAGTTCCGTCAGAACCAAATGGATTATTACTTGTTAGGATTTGAAATGGACTATAAAAGGACGGAATAAACGTTATTGGGAATCCATCTGTATTTGAGTAAGGGGAAAATAAAGAAACGTTTTGTAACGAATCCGTTACAACATACATATCTTTATATGTTCCTTCTGATGGTCCATATTTGTTATTCACATAAGTTAAGTCAATATAAAATTCATTAACTAAATCAATATTTGCTTCACCATAATCATATGGTCCTTTATTTGATTCAACAGGATAAGGTTGTCCAGGTACGGTATATTTTCCAACAAAACCTGGTTCAGGCCCATATTCATTTAATGGATAAAGTAAATTTGCTCTGACATTGGTTGATATTAAAAAATCGGGTGAATCTATAACGTTACTGTCACTTAATGGTGATGCTTCATAGGTAACATTACCAGCAGGTGGAGTATATACACCTTGTACTTGATAAGGGGCTAAATTTCTCGCAATTAATGTATTTCTAAATGACGATGAATTAGCAAATGACAATATACTATCCGACATACTTTATCTTTTCCTATAAATACATAAAATATATTTTTATAATTATTTTGAAGATGTAAGTCCAGCATTTTTTTCCACTAGATTCACGTATGACTTCATTATATTGTTAACATTCTCAGCATTTGAGAAATACTCCTTAGCATACGTCATCCATTGATTTTTTTGATCTTGAGTTAACAAATCGGGTACTTTTACATTTACATTAATTGTGGCATCCCCAACATCCAATTTACCAACAAATTGTTTTGTTTCGGTTGCTTGTAATTTTTGCATTTCATTCAATAAAGCCAAGTCAGAACTTGTAAGGTTTTCTACCTTTTGGACGTTATTCATACTTTGAACCTTTGCTTGTGGACCCTTAAAAGTTGTTTCTATCCAATCAATTACCGTTTTGTATCCGTCTTTCATTTCTTGTCCAATATCACCAACATCTATACCATATTCTTTTAAAGTAGAACTAAGACTACTCAATACTGCTTCTGTGTTTGTTCTATATGTTTCACTTTCATCGGGTAATAATCCACCCATTGCTTGAACACCTTTTAATCCTGTTTTATAAATTTCTTGTGGTATTTCAGTACCGGCTAATCCGTATCTGAAAGCAGACATAGCTTTATCTAAAATTGCATTTGTTTTTGCTGCCTCACTAAGTTGATCGATTGCAATTTTTTGCATAGATTGTCCTTCCAGTTCTTGTTGTTTTTTCAAATCTTTGATTTGTTCCGCAGTAATATCACTCGCATTAATTAATTGTTCTTCTAAAGGTTTTCCTTGCTCATCAAACTTCCTTACTTTTATCTGAGCAATTCCTTTTTCATTTATTTGTGAAAGAGTTGCCACTAATTCTTTATCTTCTTCATTAATATCAGGAGAAAATTTAATTTGTTTCATTTTAGTATCAAACTCCGCAGCTTTGATAGACATACTCGCAAATTCTTCGGCGCCCATTTGAAGAGCTCCCGCAACTTCTCGTAATCTTCTTTTTGCCCCTGGCATAATTTCAAACTTCTGATTTTGTTCATTAAACCTAACAAATTCTTTTGACATATTTACAATTTGATTTTGTAATTCTGTTGGATCATTTTGTGCTAAATCCATAAGTCTAAGTGGATCCAATAATTCACCAGTTCTTACACCTAACATTTGTAAACTAGCCGCCAAGTCAATTGCTTTCTCAGGATTGAAAACATCTTCAACAACCGCAAAAACACTTTTCATATCGATTCCCAATCTACTTGCTTGAACCGCCATTTTTGCCAAACCTTTTGTTCCGTTTTCAAAATTAAATAAGTTCATTTTACCTAAATTGGTAGAAACTCCACCCGCAACTGCAGCCACAGTAACACCTGCTTGATTCGCAATTTTGGTTACTTCCATCATTCTTTTTTCAACACTTTCTAAATTGTATCCCACGTTTCTGAAGTTTTCAGCCAAAACATCCACTTCAATTCCTGTAACTTTGGCTGTCGCAGCCAAAGACGCGAGTTGTTCATCAGAAAGTTTTAGATTTGTACCAAATTTTTTAATTAATTTTTCATATGTACCACTTGCATCATCAGCCTTTAAACCCATTTCTAAAAATTGTGGTATTGCATCTGCTATAGTAGTTTGTAATTCGGCACCTCTTTGCCCTCCAACACCCAAAACTTTAACTAAGTCCGCACTTTTTTTATCTAAATCTGAAACAGCCTCAAATATTGCGGATATACCAAAATTACCAGTAATACTTGTGGTAAAATTAGAAAAAGCAGTTTTTATCTGATTTAAATTAAGAGAGGTTAACCCATTATATAATTTTGCGGTCTCACCTAATATGTCATATGAAGTATAAGAATAACCAGCGGTAGATTGACTTTCTTTTTCCGGATCACCAGAGTCAGTTGGACTAAACATAATTTTTATTTATAAATACGTTTTTTAATTGTTTTTTTCGTGTTCCTTAACAATTTTGTCAATTAAATAACGTCTTACATATGTTGGCATTTTAAGAAATTCCGTATAGGTAGTACGAAGAAATTTTGCTAAAATGTAATACTCATCTAAAAGGTACTTTGAATAATCAGAAGAAAGGCCGAAAAAATTCAACCCCAAAAGTAATGTCTGCCATTACTCTTTCTCCTGACGGGGCTATTACTTCTTTTGTTAAGTCTAATCTTGGTTCGTTTTCAAATAGAAAATTCTTGATATGTTTTGAATCCATTATTGGCATAGATTCTATGAATTTTGAAATGTACATTCTATCTTCATTTCCATCTATACTAACAATCATTTTATTTAATCTTGTTGTTTGGACGGGTGCTGTCCTTCCTTTAGGGTAAGAACTAATTACAGTTTCAATTTCCATTAAATCCCGAACATTTAATAATTTAAGTTTAACTTCATTTCCACTTCTAGGTAAAGTAGTTGTCAAATATCCATTCTCATCAGGAGATGAATTTGTTTTTTTAATATTTAACTCATCCAACATTATACTTGTTTCAAATGTGGCATTAGTTTTTGGATCCCTAAGATTAACTCTATATTCAGGTCCGAAAGAAGTGTTTCTCAAAAAAATCAATAACGCTTCAGTATCACCATCTAATAGTTCTTCAGGTCTTAAATCGTGTTCATAAATCTTATTTCTTAATAAAGGTAAAACAACAGTCTCTCTTATCGATCTTTCGGGGTTAATGTTTGATAAAATGTTCTCATCAACCGCAGTCAAATATCCAACTTTTACACTTTTTTTCTTAGATTTATAAAAAACACCACCTGATGGTAATTTCACAACATCGTGTGGTAAATTAAAATCTGTTTGCCCATATTGTAATGCATAATCTTCCATATACTTTTTTTATTATAAAGATACTTTACATATTTTTTTTGTAAATAAAAATCCCATACGGTAAACCATATGGGACGTAATTTAATATAATTAATAATTTAGTACACAAGAATACAACGATCCATTTGCATAGTAGCTGTAACATCAGCCAATGCATCTTGACTGTATGCTAATGAACCAAAGTTAACATCTGTCATAAATGTTCCTTCTAATATCCATTTTTCCACAACAACACCAGTTGGGTCTAACATTTCGATGTCCACATTTTTTTTGTATCCAGCAGCGTAACCCATACGACCCGTTACTGATTCAGCACATAGACGAACCCATTCCATAAGAGCTTGTGAAGCGGAAGGACCGATTGGGTCTCGGAATTTTACTTGTATTGAACTCCAAGTAAACCTACCTGCGACATAAGTTGATGTATTCAAAAAGGGTATTTCTGTTGAATTTATCTTGATGGAAGGTCTTGCCGCACTTTCAACAAACCATTCATTAATCCCTAAAGAAGATGGAAATCTCAAAATAAATCTGTTCTGTCTTTTCGGTTCGTAAGGAACTGGCATTTTCATTAACAAATCAGCCATAATTTTTTTGTTTTAAATTTTTGTTTATTATTTTATTATAAATATATCGTTGTAAAATTTTTTCTATTTACTTTGATTTAATTTTCTTTAAAGTTCTTATTACTAGTTGCTCCATCATAGTTTTTTCATCGTCTTTAGTTAAATAAGTTTTTAATATATTATCTGGTTTCTTTTCAAAATGTTTTTTCATTACTTCTACATTTCTTACATCATCATCTGAAAAACCTACCATTGGCATTTTTGGGACAAATCTATTACTTACATCATTAACAAATTTATATTCTTTTTTCTGTAATCTAAATGACATCCCTTTTACATAATTTATAAACTCCTCCATTGCTCTAACCTTGCCCTCTTCAGGATTTGTTGCCGAACCCTCACCATAACTCACAGGATAAAATCTACATCTTTCTAAGTAATCCCTTATCAACCAACTTTCATTTGTTATTGGTTTTAATCCCATAATTCTTCTGTATTCTATAAGACTTTGAACTAATTGTTCCTTGTTTAAACCTCCACGTCCCATTAAAATAAGTTTAAGAACTCCTTTTTTTAACGTATTTGGATGATGTCCGCGAGCTGTTATAATTGCAAAAACTGAACCGTTATTGATTGCTTCAACAAAGTCTCTCCAAGGACCTCTAACTAATGGAGCATCCTCAATGTCTGTCATAAATTTTGAATCTCCTTGTGTGCCAAAAAATCTGAATGGATTATCCGCAAAACCAACTATTGTTTCTCCATTATATGTAAAAGGTTTTTTTCCAATATCTGTTCTATATTCTGCAAAATCTTCAGTTGACATACCAACCTCATCACCTTCTTCATTTAAAAGAATAATTTGTGTTGGCATTTTCATCAAGTTATCATCCCAATCAAATGCATAATATTTTAATCCATATTTTTTTTCTTCCAAATCATCAACCATTTCTTTGATAATTTGTCGTGTCAAACTAATATAATTCATATTAATAAATATCACACACATAAAAAAAAGGGAGAACCTGTCTCCCTTTTCTTTTTTTATTTTTTTATTAGATATTCTCAAACGACGCTCCTGTTGGAGTAATGTAGAATGTTATATCAATAAACTCGAGTGAACGAGTAGGTTTGATATAAATCTTACCAGTCATTTGATTTCTGTCTAAGTCAGCAGTATCACTAGAAACTGTAACTCGGAAATCATATAAACCTCTATCTCTTCTGATTGAATCCAAGATTGGGTTAACCGCATTTAAGAAATCTTGTCTTACTTGTTCGTCATTCTGATCGAATAGTAATCTTACAGAAACCGCTGAAATCAATTTACGAGCTTGTAGTAACAATCTTCTTACGTTAATTCTGTCAAGTGCAGATTCTCTAACTTGAAGAGTTTTGTTACCCCAAATTACTGTACCAACATCTGAGAAGGTTGCAATTGGGTTAATTCTACCTACATATAGAGTATCTCTATCCTCTTGAGTTAACTTTTTACGTGCTTTAACTGAGTTAACAATACCACGAGTATAACCTGCTGCTGCGAACCAAGGGAATGCGATATTATCTGTCAATGCCAAGTTTCTTGTTACTTCCGCAGTTGCCGGAATGTAAATTTGAGTGTTGTTAACGGTATCACGAGTTAATACCCAAGGATAGTAAGTCGCAGTATAGTTAGAATCAATACCTGCTTCCTCTAAATTATCAACAGCTTCTTGAGGGTAAATCAATCCATCTTGTCCTGTTGTTGTTGGTAATAATAGATTATAGTCAGGTGTTGTTGTGATATACAACGAATCTGCTCTATCAAATTCTATCATTTCTACAGTATCACCAACTAAGTCAGAGTTATTTACATAGTCAATACCAGGTGTAACAAACACATTGATATTAACCGCCTCAGGGTTTGAAAATGTCCTAATCCCTAATAGATATGCATAATAGTCTGTATTCGCATAATTTCTTGTTCCATCACCAATAGATATTTGTTTAAATGCCCCCCAACCAACTGCTTGTGGGTATCTATCAGATGGACAAGCCCCATTAAGGAATCCTTGTCTTCCTAAGACATATCTGTCACCATTAGTTCTTCTTTCTCTGTAGATATCCCAACCATCAAACCCGCCTTGTACAAACAAAGTGAATTTACGAGAGAACAATCTGTAATATGGGCTTGTTTCATTTAAAGGTTCTGAAGCAAACGGTGCATCACCAACATAGAATCTTGGGGTTCCGCTTGTTGAGAATGCGTTACCGATTGTTAAGACACTCGCATTTATATCCATATGAAAACCTCTTGTTCTATAAGACCATTCCGATCCTTCTAAATCACAAGATGAAATAGGATTACGTTTACCAACATATTCATAAAAATCAGGATCATAACCCCAGAAATTTGACAAACCAAGGTATGTCCTTCTAACGTTATCACCACCTGTAGTTGTTAAATTGTCATTACCTGAAGGTAAACCAAATGGAGGATTGTAAATAACCTCACCTGGAAAATCGTATTTAGTTTTAAAGATTGGGAATGGAGAGGTTGCTCCCGCATATTCTCTAAAGTTGAATCCTTCAAATCCACAAGGTAGTGAATCAACAGGTGCATCTTCGTTCATTTCAACCATTACATATTTAGAGTTCAGCTCGAACTCACCGTCTAACGTACCTATTTTCTTAGCCACAAAGTTATTTTGACTTGGATCCATAGAACAGTTAGTAAATTTCTCCAATACTGTAGGATTTGAATCGGTATCATAATAATCTCTTACTAACACTGTAAATGTTTGATTCGCAAATGATATATCCGCAATTGACATTTTTACATTAGTGTTAGCATTGTTACCATCAGCAATTGTGTAGAATTTAAATAAGTTATACACTTTTGTACCTCTTAATTCTGACACAACCCAAGGAGAACTTGGTGACTGATATCTGTCAAGATACCAACCAATCGATGTTGAACTTTCACTTTGTGCCGAATCCAATGAAACTAATTCAGGATTTAAACCTCTAATATAACCTTTTCTATAACCATAATTTAAAAGAGATTGGAATCTTTCTTCCATCATTAAAGGTACATTAAATCTATTTTTACCGAAGTTGCTAGAACCAAAAACTTTACTGATGTATTTTGCGTCAGATATTGACATTGATGTCTCAAATGAGAATGTTTCTCCTTTGTAGTTTGTTGCATTAACTAAAAATGGTAAATAAGGATTTTTGGTTACACCAGAATAAGCACCTGTCATATCCAAAGAAACGTCTGTTAAACCTGTCACCTCCCAAGTTGGGTTTTCACCATCAGTATAATTTGAAATACCTCTCGATCTTAATGTGGAAACAACTAAATTATCAAAATCACTGTAAGAATTACCTGTAAATTTGTAAAGTTTACCAACTACTGTACCTGAATAACAAGTTGTAATTTCACCTAAATCTTGATTACCACCACTAGTTGCGGGACAAGGTATACAAGGATCATAAGGATAGATATTTACAGTCCAAGTCGTTGTTACTGAACCATCCTGTGATGTTAACACATAAGTTAAGGTTTCCGCAGAAAAGTTAACACTTGTTGAATTACTAACTTGCGTAACTCCATTAACCGTTACCGCAGTTGTACAAGCACTAAAAGTAGGAGTAAGAGCTGAATACACGTTTGTAAACCCAGAAGGTAAACATATATCAATAACATTAGTGTTGTAATTTATAACACCTGAATTACCACTTATTGAAAAGTTGTAGAATGATGCACAAGTTGATGAGGTTGTTGTAAGCGTTACTCCTGTATAATACGAATAAAATGAATAACCTGTGTAATTACCATTTCCAGTATTATCAAATGTTGCATAATACCAAGTATCATTAAACGGAGAAGTTAAGTCAGTTTCATTTAAATTAACAGAAGGGACTTCAAAAACGTTATTTTCAGTAAATGAGGAAAAAGTTGGATTTGTAAACCCTGTATAATCATCAACATCAATAGAACCAAAATAATCAATCGTTTTTCCTGTTGTAGGATTGTCCAATGACAATATTCCAAAAATAGAATTAGTTATATTAGAACTAATTGAGGACACCCCACCATCAAATTGTTGATATTGTTCGTTAAACATATCTTGTATTTCTGATGGAAATGAATTTAAAAATACAATACTATCTGCAGAATTATTACATCCACTAAAATTAACTAAGATATCTTCAGTATTTGCGGATGTACAAACTTTTTCACAATCTACCGTGACACCACTTGCACAATCAAACCCAATAGTTGTTGGATCTACGTTTGCTACAGTTAGAATTGACCAAGAAGGTCCAGCGTCGTATCCTGATAAACCTAATATCCTGGTTACAAATAACTGATTTGATTGTTGTAAATAAGCCTTTGCGATATACGCCGCTTCATATTTAGGGATTTGAGTATTCACAAATTTTTCTGGTGAAGTACCCCCGAAGTAAGTTGTAAACTCGTCGAAGTTTCTTATGAAAATTGGTTCGAAAGCAGGTCCTTTCAAAGTTTCACCCGCAATACCCAAAGTTGTTACACCAACACTTTGAGCAACGAAACTCAAATCAACTTCTGAAGTATATACACCTGGTGATACAAATACTTTACTGTTAGTTGCCATTTTGTTTTTTTAATTTATAAGATTTATTTTAATATAAATATTGTGGATTTAACCAAAAACTTTACTTAAATAAAACTATTTATATATTGGTATGATTATTTTCTGCCTTTTTTCTACCTATGGATAATGATGTCAAGAAGATAAAAAATTTGAAGATTTCGATTGAGGTTCACGATGTTTTGAAGAAGTACTGTGATAAGCGTGGTATTAAGATGTATAAATTTTTGGAAAATCTCATATTAGAAAAATGCAAAGAAAAGAAAGATATATATGGGGAATAATTATATTAATTCCCTAACAAAAGATAATACCGCATTATCTGATATCACATATTTGATAATATTCAAAGTTAAAACGTCTCCTGTATTAATTTGAATTTCTTCTAAAGTATTCCCATAAAAATCTCCATTTATGAATACATCAAAATTATCCACATTATTAGAATATGATAATTTCAAATTAGTAGTGTAATCAAAGGTATAAGTTGATTGAGTCGAACCTGATGGAGGGTAGGTTTCTACATATACCGATGGTGGTGGTGGTTCTTCTCTTTTAAGTCTTCTTTTTGGTGTTGTTATATCAGTTTCATACATTTGAAGTATTCTTGTAACAGCTGGTTGAATCTCAAATTGATCTTCGTCAATTAAAAACCCTAACATAGTAAAAGTATATTTTTGAATATAAACTTTTCTTTTTTCCAAATCCATTACCGATTCATCCGAAATGTCGTCATTAATTATTGGAATATAATGTCCTTTAATTACTTGATATGCTTGTCTTGATGAAAATTTTTCTAAAACAATTTGATTAAATTTATTCAGTTCTCTCATCCTGTTACAAATTATTGCAACGGTATATTTTATATCTACAGGTACTGGCTGGGGTATTTTATAAATGTCCATACCGTGTCTTTGTCCATCCCAAGTTGGTACTTGAGCATAATAATATTGTCGTCTATTTGGTATATTATATCTTAATGCAGGATTAGAACCATATTTTACTTCAGGTGTTCTGATTATAGTAATGAACGGAGGTTCGGCATTTTTGTCTATATTTTGAAAATCCCAAGTTTCTACAAATTGACTCCAATTCTGAGTTGAGATTAAAATATCAACTGTTGGTATGGTTTTCCCTTCAACAACACATCTAAGTTCATCTTTAACAAAATCCAAAAAACCCCTATCCAAATCGGCATGTAATAGAGACTTAGGTAAATATGTACCATCCATTTCTATCATTTCCTTTAATTCAACTCTTCTTGGATATAATGTTTTAGACTGAGTTAAAGGTATCTTTTTTTTTATTTTATTTGGTAAAGGCATTTTTAAAATATTTTTGGTTCTATATTAAATATAACTTTAGATCTCGATACTACATCATAATCTGAGTTTCTAAATATCAAAATTTGATTCTTATTAGCAAAAATAATTCTGTCAACTTTTCTTTTTGATTTGTAATCTCTCATACCATAAGTATTTATTATATATTTCCCATCTTTTTCGTAAAAAGAAGACATTGGTTTAATCTGACAGTTCAAACCAGAGATTGTAACATCTATTCCATACCACCTATCCATTTTAGAACCAAAAGGATAGTAAACAACATCAGATATACCCAATTTAGTTATAACATTATTAACTGATTGTTTTTCTAATTTTATACCACTTTCAATAGATTTCCATTGACGATTAACCAAAAAATTAATAAATTCTTTGTCATTTCTAAATGTAGACACTAACCAATCGGACATATCTTCATTAGAATCTAACTCTTTATATCTCAAATATAATAAATCGTGAATTTCTAATTTGGTATCAAAATAATTCATAATCGACCAATCTTCTAAAGGGTCTCCGATTTTATCACCAATAGTGTAAATTCCTCTCAATCCAGCACTATAAATCTCATCTTCTTCCATCCAATTATCAGGAAAAGCCATTTTGAGGGATGATAATATTGTTTTAGAATTTATACCAATAGTTGAGGGAACGGAAGAACCCTCTATTTTATAATTTTTGTCAAATTCATCTTTATCAATACTTATTACCTCTCTTTCAGGTTGGATTTTAATCTTATCTTTATCAAATATAAAATCACCTGAGCTACCAACAATTTTAATTTTTCCTGGTATTGGGTTTTTATCTTCCACAGATTTTACTTTATTGAAAAAATATTTTTTAGTTCTCCCCTTTTCCCAAAGTTTTACTGATAAATAAGTGTATTTTGTCGGCTCCACATTATTATCAATATCATCTTCTGAAGACTCAATTAATTTTTTTACTCTGAAATATTGTGATTCAGACAAAATAATTTTCATTTTATTTAAATTTTTCATAATCCTCTAAATTCATTAGGTCCAACAGGAGATGCAGAAATTGTTCTATAAAAAGGTTTATAACCACCATAAGTATGTTTGTTGTCGGAAACAACACGACCATCATTATTTACGGTATAATATCTCACAACAGTTTCACTCTCATAATAACCAATATAATCACCAAAATTAATATCAACACCTAATTCGTCTAAAGTTTTTTGATAAATTGATATCCTAACATTACCAGGTTCCATTTGATCAATCCTTGTAGTTCCCATCATTTTATTTTCAGGTGCCGATACTTGTATATATGCATTAAACTCAACAGGAGGTAAAAACTTAATACCATCTTCTAAAGTCTCACCATACACATCATCTGTTTTTGTTTTATATCTGTCAATACGATAAAGGACACAAGTAAAATTCATATCACCAATTAACCATTCTTCACCCATAGAAATATCAAGATTATAGTCGTTTTCACCAAAAAATTTACCTAACCTTGTTATTGGAACTTTATTTGACATAAAAACAGTTTTATTGATAAATATCTAAATAATAATTATTATTGTATAAAACTGTTTATTTTGGAGATTACCTCGAAAACAATAGAACAAAAAGCATTAGATATTTTAGAAGTGTATTCGGGTGCTAACAATTTTATTTTGTATCTAAAAGAAAAAAAAGAAAAAAGTAAAAAATTCTACCCAACAAGGACACAATCTGATTACATAAATTCGTATTATAATGTTAGACCGAAAATAGCAAGAAAATGGGTTGAGTTAGATACTTATTTTGCTAAAAAATTCGCGGAAGAAAAGTATTTGTTTCAAACCCCTGAGGGAAAATTTTTTGAAAAAGACGTTTTATCTGAATTTTGGATTCCTAAGTCAGCATTAATTAAATCCCATACGGTAGAAAAAGTTGAGATTGACTATTCTAAATACGAACATCGTCCTCCACTTTCACATCAAAAAGAAGCAATAGAAAAATTGGTTGGTTCTCGTAGATTTATATTGGCTGACGATATGGGACTTGGTAAAACCACATCAACTATTATTGCGGCGTTAGAAACGGGAGCTAAAAAGATTTTAATTATCTGTCCCGCATCACTTAAAATAAATTGGCAAAGAGAAATCGAAAACTATTCAGATAGAAGTGTGTATATTGCCGAAGGTAAAAAGTATTCTACCGAATCGGACTTTGTTATTGTCAATTATGATATATTAAAAAACTTTCACGATATTAAAGATATATCAAACTCACTACTTGTTCAGTCAAATTTTGAACTTGTTATTTTAGATGAAGCTCATATGGTATCTAATGCACAAGCACAAAGGACAAAAATAATTAACAACTTTGTTAAAAATATAAAAAGAGTTTGGTTACTCACAGGAACACCAATGACATCACGTCCGATGAATTATTATAATCTTTTGAGTATCATCGAAAGTCCCGTTGCACAGAATTGGATGGCTTATGCTATCCGATACTGTCAGGGATACCAATTCAAAGCGGGCAATAGAAAAGTATGGAATGTTCAAGGAGCATCAAATTTAGAAGAACTAAGAGACAGAACATCAAAACAAATATTAAGAAGATTAAAAGAAGATGTTCTTGATTTACCTGATAAAATTATATCACCCATATATTTGAGATTACAATCAAAAGATTATGAAGAAATGATGGGAGAGTATTATGATTGGTATGATAACAAATCAGACGAATCATCATCTTTAACAATTCAGTTCAGTAAATTGATGAAGGTTAGAAAAATAATTGCAAATGAAAAAGTTAAAAACACTATTGAATTTGCGGAAAACATAATTGAGCAGGGTAAAAAGGTTATCATATTTACAAATTTTACAGATACTTTACAACTGATACATAATCATTTTGGTAAACAATCCGTTTATTTAGACGGTAGTTGTACAAAACCCCAAAGGCAATATGCCGTAGATCAATTCCAAGAAAATGAAAAGATTAAAGTATTTGTAGGTAATCTTAAAGCAGCAGGTGTTGGTTTAACTTTAACTTCTGCTGAGGTTGTTATTATGAATGATTTATCATTCGTTCCTGCGGAACACGCACAAGCCGAAGATAGAGCTTATCGTTATGGACAAAAAAATAATGTTCTTGTTTATTATCCTTTATTTGATAATACAATTGAGGGTGCAATCTATGATATTTTAAATAGAAAAAAACAAATTATTAATACCGTAATGGGAGATACCTCAATAGAAAGTGGTGGAGATACTGTTGAGGAAATACTTAACTCTATTAACTCAATGAGATAAAACTATCAATGAATGATATTTATTGATAATGAACGTATCAATAAAATATCATAATTCCGATTTACCTAAAAAAGATCACAATCTTTATGAGGATTTTATAAAGTTTTTAAACACAAAATTCCCTCTTAAACATAAAGTAGGTATAGTATTTACCGGTGAGAGAATAGGAGGTATGACTACAGGTAGTCGAAACACCAAACACATTATAAAAGTCTTAACAAAGAAAAGACTTAATAGAGACATAATGAGGACATTAGCTCACGAATGGATTCACGAATATCAACTTGGTGTTTTAGGAAGAGAAAAAGGTTCAGATATTGGGGGTAGAAATGAAGATGAAGCAAATGCATATGCTGGTAGAATTATAAAAATGTTTGAAAAAAAATTTCCACAATATGATGAATCAATATTTGAGGGGTATAAAAAACTAACAAAAAAAATTGACTTAATTACTGAACAAATAGAAATTAAAAACAAAGAAAATGTTCAGAAGGAATTCTTGATGGAAATGAAAAAAATCGGAATTGATAAATTACCTTATTCATATTCCGCAATCAAAAGATTTGTTGATCCTGAGACAATGGATATACACTATAATAAACATTACAAAGGATACGTAAAAAAATTAAATGATGCACTTTCAAGTAGAAAGGGGGATTTAGAACTTGAGGATATTATTAAATCAATAAGCAAGTTTGATACTAAAGTTAGAAACAACGCTGGTGGAGCATTTAATCATGCATTATTTTGGAAAATGTTGTCCCCCACAAAACAAACACCTAAAGGTATTGTTGTTGATAAAATAAAAAAACAATATGGTTCATTTAATAAATTCAAAGAAGAATTTAATAAAACCGCATTAGATAGATTTGGTTCGGGATGGGCTTGGTTAATATTAACTAAGACAGGAAGATTAAAAATTATGTCAACACCAAACCAAGATAACCCATTAATGAACGTGATTGAGGGTGGGGGTTACCCGATTCTTGGGCTTGATGTTTGGGAACACGCATATTATTTAAGATACAGAAACAAAAGAGACCAATACATTAAAAACTTTTGGGATTGTGTAAATTGGGAATTTGTAAATGAACTATATGATTTAAGAATGAAAAAATAAAATATTTATATAAAAACAATTATTATGGCAATCATACCAGAACCTGAAAGATCTAAGTTATACACCCAAATTAGACACCTATTAGGGGCACCATTAAGGAGTGTTGAATTAGAAGACGAACAAATGGATACTTTACTTGAGTTTGCCATAGATCAATACTCCCAATCCGTTAATGATTGGTTAATAGAATCGCAATGGACAAGTTTGTGGAATTTAAATATAGAGACTCAATCATTATCACGTGCTTTTGTAACAAAAAGTTTAGACTATGAAACCAGATATACATATGCATATTCAAAAATTGTTGGTTTACAAGCCGGTGGTGAATGGGAATTAAAAAAGGATTACATTCAGTTGGTTCCTAATCAACAAATTTATGAAATACCTGCAAATAGAGAAATTAATGAATTACTATGGTTTACTCCCGCAGAATTAAATAATATGTTGTTCGACCCTTGGACGTTTGGTGGTATTGCAGGAGGTGGTATATCAGGACCGGCAGGATACGCGCAACTTGGTAATATGTCAGGTTCATATTTTATGATGCCAGCATTTGATATGTTATTAAGAATGCAAGAAATCAATATCCAAAGAAGAATCATTGCAGGTGATTTAACGTATAGAATTACCGCATTACCTGGTGGTAAGAAAGCTATACATTTAATGAACACACCAGGAGGTAAATTTGATTTCGGTAATTCCACATTAGCAAAAGGTAAAGTATGGTATTGGTATTATGATGTTGGTCCCGAGGATAGAGATAATTGTTTGAAGTCAAATCCTGACATAATTAAATTACCTTCTGACGTACCTATCGATAAATTATCTTGGGTTGATTTAAATCACCCAGCACAAGTTTGGGTTAGAAATTGGTTTATTGCTAGTTGTAAAGAAGTTTTATCAAAAGTTAGAGGTAAATTTAGTGGTAACCTTAAAACACCAGATTCTGAACTTACAATGGATTATCAATCTTTGGCAACAGAAGGAAAAGACGAAAAAACAAAATTGGTTGAGGAATTGACAGGTGCTGAAGGTAAGTTGACAAGACTACGCCCTGATAAAGTTTTAGAGAGAGAGGCTTTACTTGCAGAAAATCTTAATAAAACTTTAAAGTTCAGGGCGTTCCCAAGACAAATTTATGTAATATGAGTATAAGAATTGAAGACATATCCCCAAGAAAAAATGTTGTAAGATACAAAACACAAACAACACCTAAAACATCAAACATAGTAACTGATAAAATTGTCACAACTGAACATCATAAAATTGATGAGGAATTATTAGTTATAGTTAAAGATGTTGAAAATTCGGAAGTTACTTTGAACTCAGAAAAAAACAAAACAGTTACCATTAAATCTTTGACAACTGTTTTGATTAAATCTGATGTAGGTATGATTGATGAAGAATGGGACGAATTACTTTTAGAAAAAGGAGCTTGTGTTCAATTTCAGTTTGTAGAAGGTAATTGGTATATATTATCCTCCGACGGTCTCAAAATGTCTTAATTCATCTTCTTTTAAAAATTTCATCATAAATGGATCCGCCAATTTATACATATGAAATGGTGAAACACCTACATTCGTCCAAAATTCCATTTCCTCATTTGATATTTCCATCACATCTTCTAACTTATCTTGATCTTCTTCTTTGAACGGTTGTCCATTAATGAGTTGACATTGTTCTGTAGTAAAAAAACCTCTTTCTTCAGGATTTTTAATTAATAGATTATTTCTAACTTCTTTTTGAAATACAACTAATAAAGGTTCAACTCGTTTATTGAATGTAACAATTGCTCTTTGGATGTTGTACTCACCTAACATATCAGGATTGTTTTCTAAATCTATTGGGTCTAATCTATAACAATTTAATTGGATTATTGATTCCCAACTATCATCAGGATAGGTGCCGTAACCCTGATAATAACTATCTAAATGTTCTTGTGCCCAACCCTTTTTTGGTTTGTTAACCTTTTGAACATCTCCATGTGATGCCTTTGTTCCATTATTAACATAATAAATTATATCACCAAGATTCACATTTAAATTTTCTCTGATTGCAAGTTCCATATGTGCTTGTCTTGACATTAACGCTCCCGCCTTTGTTCTTGTTTTACTTCTTGCAACATAGTCATCAATAGATTGTTTTACCTTTGACTTATTGGCAATTTGAGCCAAAGGAATTTTCTGATCGAATATTCTTTGTAGGTATTCATAATAGTATTCTACAAATCCTTTACCATCACCATCAAGTAACATTTTAATTGCTTTATCTAAAAACACCTCAATATACTTTGGCATTTTTTTAGATTTAATTGAGTTACCTGTAAGTTTAATTTTACCTTTACCTGTGATAAGGGCGTAGTTCTTTCTTGCTAAGTTAATACAGGCAGGCCACTGTCCATCAGTGTCAAGAGCCATCTCACCCCTCATTGCTAAGTCATTAAACTCCATCACGTCAGCTTCCTCACCCACATATTCTTTACCCTCTTTAACTTTCCAGTTTAATCCTTTACCAATATATCTTCTACTTTCTACACCATCAGGAACTGAAAAGTTAATACCATCCGTATCCATTACAAGTGGTGTATATCCTCTATCCATAAAGAAATGAATCATCATTCGTAAGTATTGCCTACCAGTACAGGTAATCATTTCTCCTTTATTCATATCACCCCAATGAAAAACTTGAGGTGCTGACAATGAACCAAAGAATGCGTTAATAAAAATTTTAATTGGTAATTGTTTTCTATCAAAAGAAAGTGACTTCTTCTTATCAATACTTGCGTATTCCTCAGCCAAGTTCTTATACATAATACGGGTTGTTCTAAAATGAGATAACAATCCCTTCATCGCACCTGTTATATCACATTCGGGAAATACATCGTGAACCAACTGAATTGATGGATAAAGTGAAGAGTAGTCAAGTTTTAATACGTTTCTTGAGTATCCTGTTCTAATTAATCTTGATAACCCACCAACAAAGTTTCTCTTCTCGTTTTTTGCTGGAATTGCAAGTCCGTGTTTATAAGACCACGCTAACATCAACATTTTCCATAATGTTGCAGTTCCCATTGTTGAAACCCTTTCATAAGTTGTTGGTACAAGTGATGCAAGTAAGAATGTCCCTTGATTGAACTCCTCATCAACAAGTAGGGTTTCCTCCAAGTCATCGTCAAGATATCTCTCTACGATATCATCACCTGTTGTTTTAATATAAACATCACTTCTTCTTTCACAAACCTCATCAATTTTAGAATCAACACCAACCTTTTTATATCCTCCGTTTTGAATGTTTAACCAATAGTCTTCTTTTTTTGCATACATAGAACCAATTTTGGTATGTTCGATGTAGATACGATCTTTAGCTTCAGCATCAATAAACTTTGTAATATATTTTAGTCCGGCTTCTTTAATGTTAGAATTAATTGCCTGAGCTCTTCTAACAGAATGAAGTATATCAATTACATTATAACCCCACATTTGAACTTGATTATACTTTTCAACCTCGTTTGCCAACTTTAACATTGATTCTTTTTGAGCAATTGGTTTCATTCGGTTTAAGGAGGTTGGTAATTTTTTTAAATCAAGATTAAGAGCCTTACTCCTCTCAAATATCCAATACCAGTCGAAGTTCGCAGAATTATATCCACCTATTATTGAGGGTTTTAATTTATCTATTATTTCAAAGAATTCCACAATACCTCTTCTTTCTTCATCTTCATCCTTACATTCAATAACTTTAAGAAAACCCTTGTTGGTTTTCATACCTATCATAAATATCCTACCGTCTTTTGGTTCTAAAGCGGTAGTCTCTAAGTCGAATACAAATCTTGTGATATCGTTGTATTCTTCATAACCTTTAAATAATCTTTTTTCTTTTGAAATTAAATATTGCTCAACGGGGGGAAGAATCATTATTTTATCTTTAACTCTTTCGCCCCAAGGATCTATCCCTCCATCTCTAAAAAACTGTATTAGTTCTCTATAACCTTTGATTGACTTCACAATAAAAGTAAGTCCGTTTTCTAATCTTTCATCACCATCAGTTCTAAGCTTTTCTATCACAATACCATACTTAGACATTGCACTTTTTTGTAAATCTTTAGATGATTGATAAAAATTTAAACCTCTTAAATCTCCTACCCACCCAAAAGAGGTAAAGTTTTCTTTTTGTAGTGATTTTCCTTTTTCAGGACAGTCTTTTACTTTGTAGATACAATTGGCGGCATAATCGTATTCAATTGAGACAATAAATTTTTCAGGATCTGAACCTTCTAAAAAGGACTGAATTTCTTCGGATGATATCATTATATATATTTTTTAGGTTTGGTGTATTCTCTGACTCACAAAGGAGGCATTTACCTTCAATCCTAAATATATTAAATAGTTGATAACAAATCAAACATCAGAATAAAGTCTTTTAACATATTGGGCAACTTCATTTTTTGTCCATTCCCTTTTTGAATCATATTCTTCTCCTTCCCACACAATAATTGGATCAGGTATTTCTTTTAAAAATACTATAACTTTTTTTTGTTCCACAAAATCAATGATTCTCTCTATAGTTAAACTATTAAAGGTTTGGCGTTTTTCTTGTACAACAACAATTTCTTTTGGGTTTATAATTTCTATTCTCATATTTTTTTATTTTAATTTATGTACAACAAGGAAAATCAATAACATAACAAGATTCGTAATCTAAATCGTCCGCAATATAACTTTCTTGAACATTTATAAAAAGTTGTTCTCTAATCGGTAATATAAGTGTTCCATCATCGTTTCTTAATAAAAACTGTCCCTCATATCTACCAACTTTATTTGTGTCTTTTGGGTTAAATTTATAATAAATATAATATTCAGGAGTGGCATTAGGTTCTATTTGAATTTTTTCCACAAACCCCGCAGGTCTTGTAGTTATTTTGGGTATTCCCGTTTCAACGTTAACCATTGAAAAAAATATAGCGGATTCCTCTATCATATTCATAAATTTATTATAATCACTTCTTCCGTCTTTAACAACTTGGAGTTTTAAAACTGGAAGTGTTGCATTTTTTTTGATGTAGAATTCCATTAATAGTTTTTACTATAAATATACGGAAAAGAAAATTTAACATTCTTTTCTTAAAGTAGATTCATAGTGTTCAAATCTATTGTGTTCAGTAGGGGTTAATAATAAAATACCAGGATTTATTTCACCATTAACAGTTTTTTGATAACAATGAGACATTAATGTTTGTTCAAAAGGATGTTCAAAAACTGTTTCTAAATAACATTTGTAATTACCAATTTTTGACATTAAAATGGGCCAATTACATAGATATATTTCACCTGTAGCGTATGGTACTCCTTGAAAAGACTTTATATGTTTGAATTCGGTATTTGGTGAATTTGGATCCAAACCTTGATGAGGTAATTTTGGATTATTCACCCAATGTGTTTCTCTGAAATTTTGAGGTACGTTGTACCAAGACCATTGTTTGTCATTTGAACCATAAAATTCAGTAAAATTAAGTTTAAGAAAATCAAAACTTTCTTTTTGGAGGATGTTTAATGATTTATTATATAATTTTTTTACATACCTATTAAACCCATTTTTACATATTTCATTTTTTTTAGTGTAAAACAACATATCATCCTCAAAAAAGAAATAATAACCTAAATCTGTTTGTTCATCAAAGTGTTTTGCTATAAATTGTCTCCCCCCTGTTATACCAATATTATCTTTTTTTATGTGTGTAAATCCGAATTTATCACATAGTTCTATATATTTTTCAGTAGTGTTTAAATCAGTAGAATTATTTAGAAGGAATTTTTTTGTTTTTGTTATAAAATCTGTGTCATATTCTAACATAGAGTTTATTAAAGTTTCAAATTGATTAGGAGAATTAAATGTTATAACATATAACCCAACATTGTTTCCGTTGGTTCGAGTTATTGTATCAAATTTTAAATCTTTTGTGTCAAAATTTTTAAGAGTAACGTTGTTAATTTTAACATCTTCAAAAAATTTATAAATTAAACCATTAGACTCAATTTCACAATAATCAATTAACGATGGATAATTATATAATAAAATAGTAAATAAACTTTCTTCCGTACCCATAAATTTATTATTAAGGGTACTAATTAAGAGATTATAATATAAGCTGTTTATTTCTGAAATTGTTTGTTTATCTCCACCAAAAAACCCACCTCTCGCAACAACTTTAGGTATGTTATTTGTAAGTTTTTTCATTTCAGTATAATTAAATCCGTGAACTTCAGTTTCCGCATCATAAGGAAAACAAACAAATAAAAATTTATTCGTTAAATTTTTTATTTTTTCTAAAACTTTATCGTGTGTAAAATAACCTGAATGTACGGTATTAGTCAAACCTGCGTCAATCCAAAATAGTTTTTCTGAATCGAATTTATCTAAAATTTTAGCATCATTTAATAAAAACATTTTTGACATTACTAAAGGATTGTACATCTCGAGTTTTGATTGTGTTGAATCTACCAACCACCCTGTTTGATTATACCACTTTTCATTTGTTCTAATTTGTTGTATTAAAGTATAATACTCATTATTTTTAAACCAATTAACATCCCTCTCAATAAATTGAGTATTTGATTCATTTCTTCTTTCAAATACAAACTCTTTGAGTTTTGAGTCTCCGAAAATAATCATAGGATTATCTATTGTTAATAATTCCGAAAATTTAGAAAGGTAAAACTCAAATGAACGAGACCAACCTTCATTGAGCCCTCCCCTACCAATGTCCCATAATCCAGTAACAAGCGTTAAATTATTCATTATTGAGTTCTTCTATTATTTTATAAAAACTTTTATTTTTCTTTGTATGCGCTATAATATCAAAGTCAGGTATTCTTTCATCTTCATGCCACCAAATATCAAAACTATATGAGTGAAATAATTCTTCGTGATTTCGATACATTAAAGACATAATATGTTCCTCAAAGTATAAATTATTGTCTGAAATTGTAACTTCAGTTAAATAGTCGTTGAACAAATCAACAATGTTTTTCCACAATTCTTTTTTACCTCCAAATAATCCTCCAATAACGTGATAACTTCTATCATATTTTTTGTAATGTATTGGATTAACAGTACCAGACCAATAATTCCTATCGTTTTCTTTTGCGATTATCGTAAACTTGTTTTCAGTTTTTCTAACTAAATTTCTGAGAAATACATTATTAAAAATATTTGATTCATAATAACCCTTATTATGATTACCCGTTAGTGACAAGTATTTGTTTGGTAGTAATCCACAATGTGATAGTCCTGCATCAATCCAAAAGTAATAATCATAAGACATATCTTCATTATTAAACCATTCAAATTTCATATATTGAATCTCTAAACACCTATCTCCGACTTTTGCCTTTTCCACATCTTTATATTTGTTTATTAAATTGGAATACCGATTTTTATTTAAATCTGATACAACAATTTTTAACTTCTCCTTGTTAACATTATTTTCAATAAAGAAAAAGGTTTTTAAATCCTCGTACTCTCTATCAGATGTATAACAAACAAAATCCGCATCTGTCATTTTTAAAAGAGATAACAAACTCCATCGATAATGCCAATATCTATTAGGTCTTCCACCAAATTCACTACCGAATAAATCACTATATATTGCAGTAATAAATTTAACAGATGGTTTCATATATTTTTTTTTCTTTTTTTTCTTTATTAGTATTAAAATCCATATATTCGTTTGGAATTTTAATGGGACTGTAAGAGTTCCAATTATACGTTTGAGTGTAAAAATTATTATACATTCCTTGTGAGATATCCGACCAATCATTACCCTGACAACAAATTGGTAGTATAGGGCAATATGATTGATATTTTTGTATTATAAAATGAAATAAGTAATCATCATATGCATAAAAATAATCACCATTTTGATGTGAGGTATTTTTAATGTTAAAGATTTCGTTTATTACGTTTTTATCGTACACTACCATATTCGCAGCATAGATTTCCCTAAATTCAGGACGTTGTTTTTCAGGGAGATTTGTCATATCTAAAAGAAACTCACTTTTGTTAGATTTATTAATATGTCTATTTAATGTGGGAGATAAATTTAAGATAGAATAATCCAATCTCTCCAATTCAGAATCTAACTTATTAATCAAAGATTTTGCATAAGGCATAAAAAAACAATCATCCTCAATTATCATTACCTTATCAAAATTTCTTTCTTTTGCAAGTTTTAAGACTTTCAAATGGGATAAAGTACAACCCATATATGAATTAGTGTCAATACCATATACAAGTTCATAATCCCAACCGATATACTCTAATTCTCTCTTAATCGATTCAAGTCTATCGGGTCTTCTTTTTAAATTAATTACAAACTTGGGAATATCTTTTATTTTCATAATAAACCTGTTAATCTAGGACACCATCCCTTTGATTTACTATACGGCCAAACAACCCAATACTTTGGTTTTTCTGTTGTATGAAATTCTCTCCATATCTTACAATATTTATCGGGATCTTGTTTCATTCTATTTATTTCATTTATATCGGCATCTTGCCTAAACATAGTTTCATCTTTTTCATTGTGAAACGCTACCACCCAAAAATCATAATCAGTTTCAGGTACACCATCAAAAGATAAGTCAATACAATGTTTAAAAATTGTTGTGAAACTATTTAACCATTCTTCTTCATTTTCATACGGATATGGATTAGGTGGGTACTGTTTGTCAACCGTGTATTGTTGAATTGCTCTTTTTGAGAATAGAATTCCGGCATATTTTTCGTAATCTTTGATTGTTCTTTCATTTCCAAAACCATATTTTCCTAATTCACCATTATAAGATTCTCCATCAACACCTAAAATTTCTCTATTTTTTTTATGACACTTTACATTTTTTGTGTGCCATTCTTTATCGTCATCCCACTGTTTTGTTCTACCCTTTCTTGTGTATTCATGCCAAATTACAGTTCTATTCGGATGAAACAAATCATATCCGTGAGTATATGCTCTCACCGCAATTGATATTTCTTCTCCGTGAAAATAATATTCAGGGTCGTGTTGAACTTCTTTAGAAAATTGCCCTAATGTAAATGCAAAATGCGCGGAGTAAAATCTTGAAGGTATGGGTTCTTTAAGTTCTTGCCAATTAGGAATAACTTCAGGTAGAAAGAAAACAACACCTTCGGGTGTAAATCTATCAAAAACCATTCTCCACGGTTCGGTAACTCTTCCTTGAGGATCGTTTTCAGGGTCGAAAGATGAAACATATCCAGTTAACAAAGGTTTTTTATAACCTTTCTTTTGTAATTGTTTTAACATCTTAATGAGGGTTACATCCCAATCTTGTTCGAACCTCATATGAGAATCTAATTGGAGTGTGTACTTCTCTCCTTTGTATAATTGTTGAACTTGATTCCTCGCCCAACATACTCCTGTCGAATCTTGATATGGTACATTTAATATTCTGAATCTTTCATCATTCTCGTATTCAGATAAGTCGTCAAAACCATCTTCAGGGTGATATTGACGACAAATACCAAAACGTAAGTTTTCAGGTTTTTTAGATTTATCAATACAATCTTTGATTGTTGGTATAAGTTGGGGGTCTCTATAAGACGCGATTTGAATAAAAATTTTCATAGTAGTATAATACTAAGATAAACGATGAAAAATATAAATGAATATTTTTATATTACCCAATAAAAGGAGGACTACTTGATGAATGAGGTAGATGTCTCAAAAGAGAAAAATCCTGTTGTTTCCGATATTGTTAATTGATGAATCGTATAGTATAATTATCACCAACTAGTGATAATGATTACACCATCACCTCCGTCTCCACCACGACCACCTGTGGTTCCAGCACCTCCGCCACCTCCACCGCAACCGTATCCACCGTTACCACCTTGTCCACCAGTACCTGTAGATATACCACCACCTCCTGTACCACCTGTATTTAAGAATGGTTTAAGTGATTTGATTCCTGGATTTCCATTACCTCCACCAGCAGCACCACCTGCAATAATGTTGGTGGGACGGTAAAAACCTCCATCAGCAAAATCAACAGCCCCCTGTAATGTCATTGAACCGCCACCTAAACCGTTATTCGCTGCGGAAGCACCACCACCACCTACACCACCTGATAATGGAAATGTGTTCAAAACACCTACAATGGGTGTAGCAACAAATGTTGTTCCGTTACCTCCAGCACTACCCGCTTCACCCCCATATCCAGCAATGGATTGGTTACCTGTATTTGAAAAAAAACCTAATTTACCAATAGGTCCTAACGTAATAATCGCTACCGAAGCAGCACCTCCACCACCACCGCCACCGTTTCCTGTGCTTCCTCTATTACCACCATTTGCTGATAATATAATATTTGGTATGGTTGAACCTGCGGTAGCTCCCTGTCCTAACGAAATATATGTTAATGAAGTATCTCCCCCATTTGATGCTGCGGCTCCTCCTCTTCCACCAGGAGATACAAAAATTGAAAGTGTGTCAGGTAAGAATATTGCGGGAA